CCGCGAGCAGGGCCGCTGGGTCCAGGCCAACCCCGTCGGTGTGGAGCAGCATGCAGGGGATACCGGCCGCGGCCGCCGGCGCCAGGTCGGCCAGGGTGAAGCTCTGGATGATGACGGTCTTCTCCCGGTTTCGCCGTAGGACGACCTGCGTGGCCTTGGCGACCGCGGCCGCCGACTGGCACTCGATCGTGACGATCACCCGGCCACCGGTGACGCGCAGTATGTCGTCCAGCGTTGGGATGGCTCGGGCGGTGTCGTACACGCCGACATCGAGGTTCGGTCGGATGGTCGAGAGCAGCGCCGCGTAGTAGTAGCTCTCGGGGTTAGTAATGCTGAACCCGCCGGGGATGGGGTTGACCGTGCAGACCGCTACCCCGTCCGCGGTGACGTTGCAGGTCACGTCGACCGCGATCCCGGCCGCGGCGAGGGCGGCCGCGCCAGCGAGGCTGTTCGCCGGGTAGACCGGTTCCCCGGTGCGTGAGGCGATGATGAGCGGGCTCGGCGGGTTCGCGACGCGAGCGACGGTTCCAGCCCGGCCAGGGGTCCACTTACCGAGCGAGGCCGAGTAAGCCAGTGGCGTGCTGTCGGCGGGCGGCTCGGTGATCTCCACGTCCAGGAAGGCACTGAGCTCGTCGGCAGCAACCGGGAACGGGGGTAGGTATCGGCGAGGAATCAGACCGTCGCCGTCGAGCGGCACCAGACCGCGAGACTGCCCAACGGACCCCTCAATCGCATCGAGCTCGCTCTGGATCGCGGCGACGTCGTTGGTGAGCACCGTCGTGGCCGCTGCGAGCTGGTCGACGGTCTCGTCCAAGTCGGTGGCGTGTAGCAGCACCCGGCCATGACCCCAGTCGGCGATGAGCTTCTGCACCCCGTCGGGCCCGAGGAATGTGAACCGGCCCAGCTGGTCGGCGGTGACCACCTGGATCGGGGTGCCGTCCGGTGTCTGCAGGTCGGTGATCTGCTGGCCGGCGAGGTCCCGGATGATGACGGTGGCGCCAGGGATTACGGCCCCGTCCGGGCCGGTTACCACCGCGTCGGGCCCGCCTCCGAATGGATGCCTAGCCATAGCGCCTCACCTTGATGATCGGGATGAGCCCGCTCGGGGTGCTGGCCAACAGGTTCGGCAGATTGAAGGTCGACGTCCCGTTGCCGCTCCCGAAGCTGGTGCCGACCAGGCCGAACAGCTCTGAGTACTCGGCACGGCTGATCTCCGCACCGTCGCAGATCGCCCAGGTCGAGGGTGCGCTCGAGCCAGCGAAGTACTGGACCGACCCGACGGGGGCGAAGTCAAGCCTCGCCCACAGGCCGAGCCCGGTAGGGCTCTCGCCGAGCACCGGGTTGCCGGCGGCGTCGACGAACATCCACAGCGGCGTGTTGGCGTCTGGCTGCCGTTCGTACATGACGAAGATCGGCGGCGCCGATGCACCGCCAGGGCGGCGGATCTGCAGGATCGGCCTGTGCTGAGGGTCGGGCCATGGCGGTGCGGACGAGTCGTCACCGCCGCCGGTGGCAAACCTGGTCTGCCCGCCGGAGTCGGTCACTAGCATCACGCCGCCGCGCACCAAGAGCTTGGACCCGGCGTCCACCGCCTGGGTGCCGCGGCCGCCGGCCTCGAGCCGGGTAACACGCTGCTGCAGCTCCTGGAACCGCTCCAGAAGCAGCGCGAGCGTGTCGGACGGACGGTTGTAGCCGGGCACCTACATCACCTCCGGGGGTCCGACTGAGATGGGCGCCATCGTGAGGACCACCTCGCGCACCGCGTCGCGGCTGGCCGGTGTGACCTGTACCTGCACGACCCGGAAGTAGCTGTCCACTCCTGGCCTGCCGCCAGGGCCGGGCAGGTGGTAGCAGGACGTCAACCGGACCCGGGCGAAGTCGCCGGGCAGGATCTTGCCCGGGGCCGGGGCGTGTTCCCCTCGTAGGGTGATGACTGGCACGACCCGATTGCCGAGCGCGATGCGGAGATCCTCGGCGGCGTGCGCCGCCAACGTCTCCGGTTCGATGACGTCGAGGTAGCTGGATATCCCGTCGAGCTGGGGGTAGCCAGCATCGGTCTCGGTGGTGTCGATGGCGGACGCAATGAGCTGGCCCGAGCCGGTGCCTGCACCGAGCGCGAGCCAGTGGTTCGCGCTCGAGGCTCCGTCGCTGGGCCACCGGTACTCGGCGATGTTGCCCGCGAGGGGCTGGCCGGGGATCTCCCGGTACCAGAGCAGTTGCGGGTAGACCCGACCCAGGAACGGGTAGCCGAGCCGCAACGCCCACGTCGGCCGCTGCTGCGCGTCGTAGGCGAACTCCTCGCGCAGGTCGAATCCGTTCTCGACTCGAGACAGCTCGGCGATCGCTTCCCCGACGTATTTATTGATCGCGTACGATCGATCCCGCTTGACGCCGCTGTCGGTGTCGGGGCGCACCTGGAGGTGAATGTCTCCGGCGGAGGCGCCCTGTACCGCGTCAACGAGAGTCCGAACGATTTCGAACTGGTCGATGTTCTCGAACTGGGTGTTCTCAGGGATGCGCCGCCGGTCGAGGTAGGACAGCGGGCCTGCCGCGGAGACGCGGAGCGTGCGACTCCGGAGGTTCGGTTCGGTCGTCCAAACAATGCCACCGGCGACGAGAACCTCGTCCTCCTCGATCCACAGCACTGACTTCCGCTCAGGAAGGAGCGGGACTGGGTGGTCCGGTGCGTCGAGGCTGACCTCTCCCTCGATGACCGTCGGCGCGCCCAGGCTTAGCGTGTACCGGCGGATGCTCATGGGCAGGCTGTGGCACAGCTTGCGCTGGGTGAGCAGGTCAGATGTCCAGACCCTCATGGGCATGGCTCACCTGCCCGCGGGCTGGACGATGATGCGTCGTTCGGCGATCGAGCATAGGGTGGAGGGGTCGTCAACCCTGGCCACGCCGGTGACCGAGTACTCCTCGCCCGGGGTCAAACCGGTGACCAGGAACGAGTTGGCCTTCTGGTCTCCGCCATCGATCAGGTCGGACACCTCGCTGGTCCTCACAGCGTCGCGGGAGTTCGGCAGGCGCTGGTAGGAGAGGGGACCGTCGATGCGCGCGGAGAACGCGACCCAGCCGCCGCCGGCGAGAAGCCGAAGCCGGGCAGCGACCGTCACCAAGACCTGCCCTTCCGGTGGCGCGACAAAGACGCCTTGGGGACCACCGGCCAGCGGAGCCCAGGTCTCCGAGGTTGTTGACTCCGGGGTGTCGCTCGTGAACTCGACGGTCAGCGACGACGGGGGTAGCTCGATGCCGGCCAGCCACCGGCGACGGTCCACGATGGTCGTCGGTTCGGTGGCGCCGGCGCCGACGAGCACCTCGGCGAGGATCTCGCTGTTCGGGGGTGGTGTGGGGGCGGCGGGGAGCGCTGCCGGGGTGCCGGTCACTGGCTCGACGGTGTAGGTGGTGCTGCCGGCGTTGTCGACCACCCGCGCCACGATGAGGTCGAGCCGGTCGAACGACGGATCTGCCGGGGTGAGCGCCTCCTCTGCCTGTGCCGTCAGCGCCACCGCGTAGCCAGCCTGCGTGCCCGTCTCGGTGCCAGGGATGATCGCCAAAAACGGGTTGATACGGACGGCCAACCCGGCTGGCGCGGCGGTCACCAGCCCCGGGTGGCCGGGCGTCCAGCGGATTCCTCCGCGCACACCGATGGGGGAGTCGCCGGCGACGAACACGCCGAGCGCCAGCAGTCGCAGCGCCTCAGCGTTGATGGGCTGCGGCTGGCCATCGACCCAGACGCCCGTGAGTGCAGTAGGCATGATCAGCTCCAGCAGGGGTAGGCGGTCATGGACAGACGCGGGTGGCCGGTGGTCGTCCCTGCGAACCGGATTGCGTTGCGGCCCTGGGCGAGCAGCCACCAGTCGGTGCCGTAGGTAATCCAGCCCGATCGGTCGCCACCGGCTTGGTCACGCACCTGGCCGGTCGAGGCATCCAGGCGCAGGTATTCCCCGGCGCGAAGGGTGAGGCTGAGCTCGAGCACTGCCCCGGTGGTGTCGTTGACGATGCGCGGGTTGGTGACCGGCCCGGTGATGATGGCGGTCCACGGGGCCGGCATGCTGCCGATGTTGTCGATGAGCAGGTGACCGGCGCCGCCAGGCGAGCCGAGCACGATCGGCAGCGTGATTGGCAGCGTGAGCCCAGGGCCCGGGCCGGTTGAGATTCCTACCTCCCCGGTCGCCGGGTATAGGCCGTACCGGCGAGCATCGGGGGCCAGCAGCGACACCTGGGCGGTGGCAGTGCGGGGGTTTGGCTTGTCGACGAGCAGCTGGCCGGTCCGCCGGACCAGCGCCCAGGTCGGCTGCGGTTTTGAGTCGACCACGAGTCGGGCGGTCGGGGTGAACGGGACCGCGGCCTCGAGTTGGGCGAGCGCAACGTCCCGGCGTTCCTCGTCGGGCGCGCTGATGGTGATGGTCAGCCGGATGGTCCGGCCAGTCATGTAAGCCGGTCCGGCCCACACGCCGTGGTCGGTCGGTTTGTTGGTGGTGGTCCCGCCGGCTTCTGGCGAATCCCACCAGCCGTCAAGGTCGGTGAGCACCCAGGCGACGTGGTTGGCGTCGACCTCGCCGACCACGATGTCGCCGAGCCGGGCCCACGTGTGGCCGAGCCTCATGCCGACCGGGAGACCCGGCCCTGACGATGCAGGTGGGGCGGAGAGGATGGGCACCTATCCTGCCCTCCTCATCTCCCAGGCGATTCGGGCTCCCAGCATCTCTAGTTGCTCCTCCGCGGTCAGGTGTGACCCGTGGAGGTGGATGTTGGTCTGGTGACCGGCTTGTGTCGCGGTCGGTGCCATCGCGAACGGTCCGGTCAGCGTCGCCGCGAGGTTCTCGATCGTCGCGGCCAGCCCGCTTCGGCTGTCCTCGAGGCCGAGCCGGAGGCCAGCGCCGATCTGCTGGCCGAACTCCCTGAACAATCGGCTCGGCGAGCGGATGCCGAACACGGCCCGAACCTGAGATGCCAGGCCGTTGGCGATGCTCTTGCCGGTCGACCAGAGGTCCTGGGCTCGCGACCACAGGCCGCTGATGAGCGACGAGATGATGTTTCGGCCGATGGTCCAGAACGAGCTGGCCAGGCTCGCCGCGGCGCCACGCAGCGAGTCGAACAGCGACCGGCCCACCTGGAGCGCTGTCGCAAGGCCACTCCCCAGCCCGCTTGCCAGCCGGTCCACCCAGTCACGGACGGTCCGGAGCGCGCTTCCGACCCCGCCGAGCAGCGTGTTGATCAAGTTGAGGGCGCCGTTGACAACATCGAGGGCGGTCTTGAGCGCCCAGAATGCGAAGGCGAGTGGACCAACCTTCACGTTGGCTTCCAGCATCAGCTGGATGAGCAGGAGGAAGGCGTCCAGCAGGCTGTACCCGGACGGGCCCTTCTCGGTGAATGCGGTGAGGAGTCTGGTGACGCTGACGATCAGCTGGACGATCGTCGGCAGAAGCTGGAGGAACGCCGGCAGCAGCTGCCTGACCGCCACGATGGCGAGTTCGGCGACCATGGGCGACAGCGGCACCAGCGCCAAGGCCAGGTCAAGGAACGCCTGGAAGAGCGTCGGGATGTGAGGGATCAGCTGCCGCACGGCGTCCAAGAGCGCCCCACCGACCTCACGGGCGAGTTCGAAGAAGAGCGGCACCAGTGGGCGCGCGGCGGCGATGAACTGCGGCAGGTACCGAAGAAGCTGGCTGATCAGCGTCCGGGTGAGCTCGAACAGCAGCGGCTGCAGCTCCTCGAACGCGCCGATCAGTTCGCGGGCGGCCTGCTGAGCGAACGCCGTCACCAGCGGGATCAGCGGCCGTAGAGCCGCCGATACCTGGCGCATCATCTCCGCGAACTGGTCGAGAGCCCGCGATTCCAGGAGCGCCTTCAGTAGCTCGTCGAGGAATGCCGATGCCAGCGCGGAGACGAGCTCAATGACTGGCGCGAGGAGCATCGCGAGGGCGGCGAGGCTCTGCGCCAGCCCGACCAGCAGAACCGCGGCGAGCTTGCCGATCACGGGCAGCAGAGGCGCCAGCGCCCGCATGATTTCGCCGAGGGCCCGACCGACAGGCTCGGCGGCCGGTACGAGTGCGTAGAGCGCGTCAGCGACGGCCTCGGCGAAAACGACGAGCCCGGGAAGGGCAGACTTGAGGAGCTCGACGAGGATCACCGCGATCGGCCGCAAGATCTCGCCGAAGACCGCGCCCAGCTGGCCGATCGCGGGCGCCATTTCCTGCAGCCCGCGACCCAGGATGTCGAGGACAGAGACCAGGGCTGGCGCGACGCCGGTAACAAGGGAGGCGATCGCCGGCGCGAGCCCGTTGGCGATCGCGTTGACGAGCGCGATGAAGACAGGGGTGGCCTGCTCGCCGAGGTCCTCGAGCGCGTAGAAGAAGTTGAGGAGTGCCGCCTGGCCCTCGACGGAGTTGGCCCAGTTGGCGAAGGCGCCAGTGATGGCCACGAGAGCGCCGAGCGCACCGCCCGGTCCGGCCGCCTTGTTGGCCGCCTCCAGGATCGCGCCGACGCCGCTGGCGACGTTGCCGATGACCCGGCCGAGCTGCTTGAGGACCTCGAGGCCCTCCTCGATCCACTCCCGCAGCTGGCCGGTTTCCTTGGCGTGGCGGACGAACTCGGCCGCCGCCTGGGCTGCCAGATGGAAGCCCATGGTTGAGTCGGCCAGGATGTCCCCGCCGACCTCGGAGATGTCGAGGAAGATCTGCAGCATCGGGCCGAGGCCCGACAGCAGGTTGTCGACGAGCTCTTTGCCGTTGATGAGGACGCGGAAGAACGAGTTCTTGGTGGCCTCGGTGTCGATGTACTCGAGGGCTCGGCGGAGGCGGTAGTTGATGACCCCGGCGGTGGCCGTGAGAGCAATCTGCAGCTCCGGCAGGAACGAGGTGGCGAGCCTGGCGACGCTCTCACCGAGGCCGTTGAAGAGCCGCTCTTGGACGTCAAGCCTCAGCTGGGTGAAGGCCGGAGCGAGTTCGGAGATGCGCAGCACGAAATCGCGCGCAGCAGGGGAGAGCCGCTCGAGGGCCTCCGCCAGGCGCTCCTGCTCGGCGGCGGACAGCTTCCCGCCGGCGGCCAAGGTGGCGTAGGCGGAGAAGGTCTCCTTGAGCGCATCGCCGACACCCTGGACACCGACCGCCAGCGTGGCGAACAGGCCAATGACCGTCGTCAGAGCGGCGGGAAGAATCCCGAGCGCCTGCCAAGCCGGGATGACGGCGCCGGCGAAGGCGAGCAGGTTCGCTGCACTCGCCGCGAGCCAGGTCACCAGCACGGACAGGCCGGAGACGATGCCTCCGATGAGGACTGTCCGGGTCAGGACGCCGCCGGCCGTTCGGAGCGCGCTCAGGAGACCATTGATGGCTGTGCGGGCCGGGTTGGTGTCAGCGTCGACGCGGATGGTTGCCCGGGTGGTACGTGAGACGGTCTGGGCAGCGGCGTACGCCTCGGACAGGAACGGTGACGTGTTGGCCCTGGTGTCGATGACCGCGCGAATCAGGGCCGCCGCGCGGTTGACACCGCGGCGCAGCTCCGCGGCGAATCCGCGGAGCTGCGCAACGACCGAGATTTCTAGCCTGCCGGCTTCCTCGGTGTCACCCGGCTGGGTCACCTTCCTGGACCACCCTCACGCGGCCGGCGGCCGCCATGCGGCGCGCCATATCCAACAGCGTCACTGACCCGGGGGTGGTCTGTGGTCTGTCGGGCCGCGGCACCTTGATGGGCTCCCGGCGCCGTCGGTCCGCGGTGAGCACCGAAGTCTCCTCGAGGAGGAGAGCGAGGAGCTCGTGAGTCAGGTCCCAATGCGGGGCCTGCGGGTTCCTCTGGCGTGTGGCTGCCTGCTCTGGAAGTGCCCGTAGGTGCGCCCGGAGCAGGCGGAGCCCGATCAGGTCTGGGTGCGTAGCCGGGAGCCAGACCCGGCGCGCGTCAACGCCTTGCGCACGGAGGTCCGACTCGATGTACCTCCACCGTTGCTGGAGGAGGTACCGAAGCCCAATGCTTCCCCCAGGCTCACCCCGTAGACCGACCACGCGAACTTGGCCACCTTGATGTAGTCCGGGATGGACGGGTTCTTCGACCGCCACCGCGGCCACTGCTCCTCGCCGATGAGCCGCCGGAACACCTCGTGGATCGCGTCGAGCAGGTTCACCAGGATCAGCGGCCGCTCACGAACCTTCGCGAACAGATCGGTGAGGTCGGCGCTGTCGGGGTCGGCCGGGTTTCCTTCCGCCGCAAGGTCGACGAGGATCGTGATCAGGTCGTCCAGCTTGTGCTCGAACAGCGGGTCGAGCACCGCGGCCGGCAGCTGGACGGGAAGCGTGAAGGTCTCGCCGCCCAGCTTGATTCGCGGCGGCTGGGCGTTGGCCTCGCGCCGCGCGGCGTCCAGATCCAGCTCGTACTCGTCCATCGTGGACATACCAGGGGGGTCCTTCCTCTTCGTGTGGTGGTTCGGCTCGGTCGACTACGCCACGGCCAGAGCGGGGTCGTTGGTGAGCAGGTACCAGTCGTCCTGCCCCTCCGCGCCGAGGATCGACAGCCGCAGCGGCAAACGGGTCTCAGGCTGCTTGTTCAGCTGCAACTCGACCTCGGACCGGTTGAAGCAGCGGGCGGCGCAGAACCTGTAGTGCTTGGGCCCGTCGTAGACGTCGAGGACCGCGGATACCTCGGTACGGCCACCGAACGCGGGCGGCCTGTATCGGTAGAGGCCATCGCCCTCGTTGGTGATGGTGCCGCCGCCGAAGACTGCCTTGAGGTTGTCGCCCTTCCACTCCATGAGCTCAATGTCGATGCCGGCCGCGGTAGAGACCTGCATGATCATCACCGGGTAGTCGGACTGGTGGGCCATGACCGATTGGAACTCGGGCGTGACCCGGAAGCGAGCCGACTCCTGGTTCGTGTAGCCAACGTCGAACCAGCCGGTTCCTGGCTGGCTGAGGTCGGAAGGCATGGTGGCGCCAACAGCTGCAAGCCAGAGCCTCACCAGCTTGGCCTGCAACAGGTTCGCGGGGTTCGGACCGGTCATGGTGATGGCTGCCTCTCATCTGGTTGGCGGACGAGAGGCACGCTAAGGACGCGCCCAGGCTTACGTCCTGGGCGCGGGATGCTCCACTGTAGTCACGCCGGCCGGAGGTGCAGGGTGACGGTGTGCGCCCAGCAGGGCTGTTTGGTCGCCTGGTCCGGTTGCCACCGGGCGGTGCCGACCGTGTGGGCGTGGATGACGACGGGCTGGCCCGGCTCCTCGATCTCGCGTGCCATGCGCAGCACGTGCTCGACCGCCTGGTAGAGCAGGCGGCGAAGCTGCTCGGACCCGGGGCTGCCGTCGAGATCGCCCCACATCTCGATGTTCACCTCGCCGATGAGGCGGGTGTCGAGCACGCCGTCGTCGCCGCCCGCGCTGGGCGCCACCCGAAGGTGGGGGTAGGGCGGCTCGTTCAGCCCGCTCACCCGGGCAGGGTCGACTCCGCCCATCGCGGCGAGCAGTTCCGTGTTCGTCTGGAGTCTGGCGAGGACGATCCGCACGGGATCGACGTCAGCGAAGCTCACCATGGCCGGCTCCTACAGGCCGAGGCGACGCTTGATGGCGCGCAGAACTCGCCCGAGCCAGCGGGTTCCGTTGTCGTGGCCGTTGCCGAACTCCGACTCGGCGATCCGTGGCCCGGTGACGATCACCTTGCCGGTGACCTCCGTGCCGTTGACCCGCACGTCGGTGCGGATGTCGTGGATGATGCCGCCCTGCCGGATGTGCAGCTTGCACCGGCAGTTCGCGGTCAGGCCAGGTGACGCCTCGGGGTCGCGTGGTTCCCGCAGCCACTGGGTCGGGCCGACGTCGTAGTGCTGCCGGTCGTAGTTCGGGCTGGGCAGGAGGAACCGCAGGTTCATAGGGATCTCGGTGCCGTGCACCAGCCGGTGCTCCGGGCGAACGTTGTGGTCCTCCATCGTGACCCACACCTTGGTGTCGGTCGCGGTTCGCTTGGCCTCCCGCACGAGCTCCTCGGTGATGCGGTTGACCCGCTTGGCGACCAGCCGCGCGACTTTGTAGTCCAGGTCGCGGTCGGGAACGAACGTCGTCACAGCGGACCTCCTGGTTGGCCGCGGTCCGGGTCCGGCGGGTCCTGCCGCGCGGTGACCCGTACGTGGTCAACGTCGGGGTGGTCGGGTACAGCGCTGAGCCGGGGCTCGCCGTAAACGACCCACCGACTCCCGTCCTCCCGCTCCACCGTGTCGCCGGCGTGCACCGGCCACACCGACGGGTCGAGCCGTAGAGACCAGGACCCATCCGGCTGCTGGCCCGCAGCCCCGTCAACGAACTCGGTCCACGTTCCACCACCGGGCACCGGGAGGCCGTGCCCGTCCCGCGGCTGCGGGTGCGGCAGTCTCAGCACCCTGTACCGGCCATCGGCGAGCACCACCACCATCAGTCCGCCCTCGCCCTCGCCCGCATGGCCTCCCACTGCGCGACCGCCCGCGCCGCAGCTGCCCGCACCTTCGGTGACACCTTCCCGCCGCCGCGCGCCCAGCGCCTCATCGTGGCGACCGCGACCGCGATCGCCCTCGAGGTCGACATGCCGCGCCGGCGCAGCGCGTTGGCCACGATGCGGATGTAGCGGGGGAGGCCGCCTGCCCGGTCGACCCAGTTCTGCCGCCCGCCTGGTGTTCCCAGACGAGCGTCGTCACCGACTCGCCCACCAGGGGTGATGGTGAGCGCCTTCGACTCCTCGATGATCGCCGCCTCGAGCTCTGCATCGCTGGGCAGTTCAATGCGCTCAGCGTGCAGCGTCGGTACGAGCAGGACGGCCATGGTTGGCACGGTACTGGCGGGGCGGGGGTTGCGTACTCGCTACTGTCCACGGGCGAGGGTAGCCAGGATGCCGAGGGTGAACTGGCGCAAACCAGGGCCGGCGTCGTACTCCGGCACCACGCGGAAGAGCTCCTCGATGCCAGCCGAGAACACCTCCCAGTGCAGGCTCGCGGGATCGTCCGGCTCCGGCAGCCCGTCCTCAATGTCCTCGTACGTCTTGCCCACGTAAGGATCGATCCAGTCGTCCGGGTAGACCCACTCGCCTCGCGCGTAGTGGCTGCCACCCGGCAGATCCTGCCGGTCGCGCGCCAGCTCGAGGTTGCCGTCGGGTCCGGTTGCACGGCGGCGTAGGTAGCTGAACTCGAGCTCCTTTAGCCCCGGGACCATCTGCTCCATCCGATGCGCGAGCTCGTGCACCATCGTCTCGAGCGCGTAGTCGCCGAAGCCGTCGGACGGCACCTGGTCAGCCTCGGTTGGCAACACACCAAGCAGCTTTCTGTCCGGATAGTAGGAGCCTCGAGCGTCGCCGGTCACGTAGAGCTCGTCCTGCGCGGACAGTCGCAACCAGTCGCTCGGGAAGAACTTCTCCGCGGCCTTCAGTCGCTCCCTCCAGTCGGAGCGCAGCGGCACAGGGCTGCGCCCGTACCACTCGGTGACGTACGTGTGCGAAACGCCGCCCATCTCGCGGAGCTGAGAGAGCAGCGCGAACAGGATCTGCTGCCGGCGTTGGGCCAGTTGAGCCCGGGCCGGAGTGCGCTTCGGAAGACCTCTGACGCCCTCCTCAGTCACCACGATGGGACCGGTCACCGGGGCCAGATCCTCCGGGGTAAGCAGAGCCTCAAGTCGCTGGATCTCCGGGTCTGCCCGGTAGGCGGCCTGCAACGCCTCGTCCAGTGCCGCGCCAGCGTCCAGCACGGCGTCGAGGTAGCGGTGGTACGCCTCCGGCGGCATCTGCACGCCGTTGGCGTCTTCCTCGTATCGAGGCCAGAGTTCCTCGGGCATGTCCGGGTCCAGGTCGGGGTTGCGGGTTCGGGCCTCTCGTTCGACCCGGCGGAGAGCGGCCTCGAGGTTTGCAAGCTCTCGCCGTTCCCTGGTGAGCACGTAGTCGTTGGCTACACGCATGTCGATCTCGTCGGCAGACAGGCCGTACTCCCGAAGCTGTTCCGTCAGCTCCTGTTCCCGCTGAGCAATCCGTCTGCGGGTGTCCTCCATCTGCGCCCGGACCTTCGCGACGCGACGCTCGCTCTCTTTCTGGGCTGGAAAGTAGTGGCCCCGGGCAGACATCCAGTCAGCACGACTGGCCGGAAGGACGGCACGGGCCGCCTCGATGCGAGCCCGTTGGGCTCTGGTCAGCCGTGGGCCGCTCGACTGCCGCCGGGTCGTTGCCCGGCTGGGCGCGCGGCCGGTGGCCGGGCTTGCCGCCCCCAGCTTCCGGATGAACCGGCCACGCCAGTCTCGTGGATGCAGTTCTTCTCGCCACACGCGAGCCTTGGTCCAGGCTGGGAAAAGCAGAACGCCCACACCGACCTCCTCCGGTTCGGAGAGGACGGTATGGGCGTTGGAGGCCTTGCGTACTAGTGGATGGCGCCGGGGTTAGCTGTGACTCTTGGGAGATCCGGTGGGGTGCCGGTCACGGTCACAGGGCCCGGGATGATGCGGAGTGCCTGCAGGTACAGCCACGCCTCGTCACGGGGTCCGGTGGGCATGTAGAGCGGCCCCGTCGGTGTCATCGGCACTGGCCGGCCCGCCTGCTCCACGCACTCTTGGTGCGTGATCCGGTCTGCGGTCCAGGTCCCCTTGTCGTCAACTTGGAGAAACCGGCCGTCAGGCCCCGCTACCTTCCACTTCGGCACCCCATCAGCGTACGCCGATTATGGCGTAGCGCCGGCCGGCACCTCGGTGTCGAGGTCGGGCACCTGGGGTGGTGTGCCCGTGATGGTGTGCGGGCCGGGGATCATGTGGAGCGCGAGCAGGTACAGCCCGACCTCATCGTCGGGGCTGGTCGGCTGGTAGGCGGGCCCGGTTGGCGTGACCGGCACAGGCCGGCCAGCGAACGGCAGCACGTCGATGGTCGTGGTGGGATCGGCCGAGACAGACTTGCCGTCGTGGGCCATCCACCGACCCTCGCTGCCCTCTACACGCCAAGCCATGGCTCACCCCCAATCGTGGGGGTCGACTGCCCCCACACACATCGTATCCGAAAGCGATTGAACCGATAATCACTCAGGTCGATTGGAGAGCGATGAGCCGATACATCCCACCCGGCGGGGGACCGACCCGCGTCGACCCAGGCGACCTCACACCACGGCAGCGGCGGGCCCTCCGGCGCCTCGCCCGCCGTCCGCAGCGACCGACCGCTCGGAAGACGATGCGGGGCGACGCCGACCGTACGTCGCCCCGCACCCTAGACCCCCCCGGGCTGGCCGAGCACGATACGGACCGGTGACAGGTTGTGTCCTGTCGTACAGGCGATCTAGCCTGCGCTTGTGTCGCTGCTCGTCGTGGAAGGGCCGGTACCTGGGTGGGTCGATGAGCCGCCACCGCGACCCGAGGATCTGACCGATCCGCTCGCGCAGAGGCTGTACGCCAAGGTCGAGGTGGCGGCGGCCCCCGCCGGGCGGTGGTTCATGGGCGCCTGCTGGCGCTACACCGGCAACACCAGCGGCGGGTACGGCCGAATCAAGGTGGGCGGCAAGCTGCGCCAGGCGCACCGGGTCGCGTGGGAGCTGGAGCACGGCCCCATCCCGCCCGGGCTAACCCTCGACCACATCTGCCACGAGCCGACCCTCTGCCCGGACTGGCGAGTCTGCCCACACCGGCAGTGCATCCGGCCCGACCACCTCGGCCTGGTGAGCCGACCGGTCAACGCCACCCGTAACCTGTCCCCGCCCGCGATCTACGGCCGGGCCACCCACTGCGTGCACGGACACGAGCTGGCCGGCGCGAACCTCGTCATCCGGTCGCGCAAGCCGCGCCGGCCGGGCGAACGTCGCCGGCCGCGCCGCGACTGCCGCACCTGCCTGCTGCGTCGGTGGCGGGAGTGGAACGCGCGGCTCAACGCGATGGAGGCCGCTCGCGAAGCGGCGATGGCAGCAGCGGCCGTCGGGTAGGTTGATGGTTCTGGTGCGCGAACATAATGGCCTCTGCCAGCCCGGTCGGAATGATGAGCACCCGAAGGTGGGCCCGGGCCCCAGGGTTGATCTCCGAGTGATGGCCGGCGCATACACCGAAGGTGGCGCCGGGGCTGAACGTCCTGGTCTCGATGCGGAGCGGCGTCAGCCCGTCCACCTCGTAGTGGATGCTGGCGGGCGTGGTGCAGTCGGGGAAGGCGCATGGTTCCCAGAGCCGAACCCACTGACGTGGGTTAACGCCGAACCGAGGAAGCTCGCCAAGCTGGAGCTCCAGCGTGAGCGCAGCGTCTCGCAGCTCGTGGTCGTGGTCGGGGCACAGGTCAACAAAGTCGCCCTCGACGAAGACACGGCCAGCCAGCTGGATCGGGTCGCGCACGTAGAAGGCGACGAGGGCGACGCTCGTGCATCCGGGCCGGATGCACGGGTGCCCCTCGCGGCGACGACGTTCGATCAGCTCTCCGACGTTCGGCATGGCGCTGAGCCTACCGGCGGGTCAGGACCCTAGCCCTTCACGCAGGAGTGGAGCGAAGGCGTGCCGCGGGTCGAGTGGCTGACCGGCGACAAACACCTCGCGGCAGTGCGAGCAGACCAGTACCGCAGCGGGCGCGAATCGGTCGTCGTCGGCGACGTCGTACCAGATGAGCATGCCCGGGCAGATGGTCTCGTCGGGGTGCATTGGTGCCCTCAGTACTCGGGTGGTCGGGTCCAGCCGGGCCGGATGTAGACGGTGCGGCCGGCGATGCGCCACTTGTCCATCGTGGACATCGGCGGCACGCCCTCGGCGGTGGTCGAGTCGTTGGTCTTGGGCTCGTCCACGTAGGTAACGGACTGGCCGTCGGCGGAGACGGATTTGATCTGCCGCGGCACCTTCGCCTGGACGACGAGGCGCCGGACGAGCGGGTGGGCGAACGCGGCCGCCTTCTCGATGTACCGGCGGATCGCCACGTACGGCCGCTCGCGGGCGTCGATGCCGCCGATGTACCGCACCGTGTAGAGGCCGGTGGCGATCTCGTCTTCGTCGAGTTCGGCGGTCTCCTCGAGGATCTGGACGATCGGCGGGTGCTCGACGTCGTAGACGAAGGTGCGGCTGTGCTCGTCGTAGATCGCCCGAACGTGCTTCTCGGTGTACTCGGCCGGGATGATCGGCCGGCCCAGGTACGCCTCGACGTCAGCGATGACGTCCTGGATCGCCTCTCTCACGGTGTCGAGCACGCCCTGCTGACTGGGGTCGAGACCGGCGAGACGCGCGACCTTCGCGGGGTCGACAACGAGGGGCGGGTCGGGCTCGGACATGCCGGGCACCGTACCCGCCCCCGAGGTCTACGGTCGTCAGCCGCCGCTCGCGGCCTCCACCGCCTTCTCGGCGGCGAGCATCTGTTGCACGGTCGCCCGGCTGACGTAGCTGCCCGCGGTGAACTTGAGCTGCTGCATCGGGGTCGTCTGCCCGGGCGGCCGGAACTGGATCTCTATGGGCCGGAGCACCTTCACGATCGGCCCCGGGCTCGACAGGTCGAGCGCGTCAGCCAGCTTGAGCGGCCGACCCATGGCGTCAACGAACCCGAGGAAGTCCCCATCGGGGTTCGGCCGCGGCTTGGGCAGCACCGGCGGGGGAGGTTCTGGCACCGGCGGCGGGTCGAGCGGGGCCGCTGGGCTGTCGAGCACAACCTTGCCCGGGTCAGCAACGGCTGCCGCGGCGGCAGCCTTCACCGGAGGAGTAGCGGCCGGTGGCGGTGTCTTCTCCGCCGGGGGAGCAGCCGGTGGCGTCGGGGCCTCCTCGTCGTCCAGGCCGGTGTCGGACCCAAGCTCCTCTCGGGCGATCTGAGCGGCGAGCTCGTCGTCGAGCGCCGCGTCAACGAGCGCATCCGCCTCGGGGTCGCTGTGCTCGCGCGCGAGGAGCTCGTCCGGGTCCGGCCGGCGAGCGGCCGTCCTCCGTGGGCGCGGTGGCATAGAAGCTCCTTCCATGCGGGGGTCGGTGAGCGAAGGTAGGGCCGGCGGGCCGCTAACGGCCATACGCCGGGTTCAGCAGCGCACCAGCCACTGACTGGCACACGCCGATGCCGTAGGCGAAGTCCTCTTCCCACGACGACCGTGGTCTGAACCGCACCAGCACCGCCATGGCCCACGTCTTGGAGACCGCCATGCAGTTGACCCGCCACAGCCCGTCGCGCACGTAGTGGTTCCACCCGTTCTTGATCGCCACCCGGCTCCGCCCCGGCTCGGGCAGGACGTCACGGATGCCCCAGTCACCGATCCGCACGGTCCGCATCGCATCGAGCAGCCACGGAGTCCACTGTGGCCCTGCGGCTCGCCCGTCGGCGATGCAGTCCGCCACCCGGGCGGCGTCCGCGGCGGACACGCTGACGAACGACCAGCCGCCACCGGGGGTGGTGTCGGTCAGGCCGCAGGTGGCGATCATCCGACGGAAGGTCTCGTCACCACCGAGCCGCCGGTACAGGGTCTGGGCCGCCGCGTTGTCGCTGTCCCGGATCATCGTGTCCAGCAGCTCCCCGTCGCCCTCGGTCAGGTGCGGGGTACGCGCCAGGTAATCGGCCGCCAGCCACGCCTTGAGCATCGACGCCGGCCACGTCGTCTCGTGCATGGTGGGCGACCCCCACAGCTGGCCGGTGGCCCGGTCGAGGACCGCGTACCCGACCCACACCCCGTCGTCGATGCGCACGGCCGCGGGCCGGAACCGGCCGGTCGGGGTCGGCGGAGCGAACGGCGACTCCGCGACCGGAGCGGAGAGCGCTACCTGCTCCTGAGCAATGGTGGCGGGGTTCTCCTGAGAGAGCGTGGCCGGGGTCGCGACGAGCGACAGCACCGAGAGCCAGACGACGACGCGACGCCACCATCTGCGGATGTTCGGGTCCGACACGCCGCGGATGATGTCGAGGCCGAGATGCTTGCGTCCCCAATCCGCCCCAGCTAGCGTCTCAATCACGTGGGGCTCCATTGAGGGAACTGCATCCAAGCTCAGCTTGGCTCCACCACCATCCCGGCATTGCTGGACCCCACAACCCCGTCAACCGCGAGCACGTTGAGGGGCAGACCAGATGGTCTGCCCCTCAACGCTTGTTCAGGATCGGCTACTCCTCCAGGCTGCCCTTCACGAACGCCTCGGGCCGGTCCACCGTCAGGCAGATCCGCTCGTAGGCGCGGACCGTCACGACGCGCCGCTCGAAGTTGTCCTGGTTCTCGGTCGAGAAGTCGACCTGGGCGCCCCGCCGCTCGAACAGCTGGGCCCCCATGCCGAAGGCGCCGACGAGGTAGGTGCCCTGGGCGATCGCCGTGGTCGGAATGACCCGAGTCCGCCACACCCGGAGGGTGGAGCCGTCCTGGATCGAGGTGACCAGCGTCAGCCGGCCCATGTCGTCCTTCTCGAGCTCCATCTCCTCCCAGTCGAGCGGGTTCACGACCACGCCCGTGGCCTGGTACTCGGCCAGCTGGACGCGGGTGAGAGCCCGCCGGATGGTGGAGGTCATCGGGTCACCGGGGCGGCTGGCCCGGTTGAAGGTCTGCACCCCCGGCGTCTGGAAGATGCCGCGGATGTTGGGGTCCTGGCCGTCGCCGTGCAGGATGTCGTAGTCCTCGGCGAGGCGGAGGCCCTCGCGCATCTTGCCGTCGATCACGTTCCGCAGCCGGGGCTCGTCCTCGAGCACCGTCTGGTGGATGTAGTCGATGTGCCGAATCTCCGAGATCGGGTACGACACGTTCTCGAAGGTGATCTTGGAGCGCGGCGCCTTCCCGAACGTGTCGGTGTCGCCACCGGTCGGCGCGCTCTCCCCGTCGGCCGCGGTGCGCTCACGCACACCCCGGGCCGCGTTGACGAAGCCCGTCTGCCGGATGCCCCAGATCACCGCCGCCGTCGTCTGCTCCGGCGGGAACAGCTCCCGCAGGTGGTACGACCGGTCCGGCTGGACGACGATCGGCCGCTGCATGTCGCTGCCGAACGCCTGCCGGGTCAGCGTGCCGGCCGCCAGGCTCCAGACGTCCTTGGCCTCCATGCCGGCGGTGCTGTCCCACCACGAGGCGTCCTTGATCTCGATCGAGACCGAGTGACGCGACCGGTCGGCGCGCCACGCCTTCCACGCCTCGCTCTCGATGACGGCCTGGCCGATCGACTTGACCGACGGCCCGGCGGGCATGTACGGGTTGGCGTCCACCCCGCTGCCCTCGGGGGCGTCCAGGTAGGACTTGACGCGGTTGCCGGTCTCGATGGCCTTGCACGCCGCCTCGATCTGCTGGATCTCGTCCAGCAGCGCCTTCATGGCCTCGGACTGGCCCTGCGGCAGGACAACGGTGTCGCCCTTGACCTGGATCTGCTGGGTGATGCTGTCCAGCTCGGCTTGCTTCTGGTCAAGGACCTTGCGCAGGTCCTTGAGCGTGTCGGTTGCGGTAGGCACGGTGGTGCTCCTCAGCTCCTCATGCGAACACAGACCCGAATGGATGGGTCGATGACGAGTGGGATGTGCCTGGGTTGCTGTTCGCCGCGCCGCCTGGCCAACACCGGGACGCCCTCGCAGCATCCGCAGCCCGAGGCTGATGCGGCACGCTAGAGGGCGCCCAATGTTTGTGTCTCGTCGCCGGTTCAGGCGATCGGGGCTCGCCCGACAGACGCGAGGAGCTGGTTGAGCTCGTCGACGGACATGGTTTCGACCTGGCCACCGTCCTTGGTGGACAGGTCCCCGGTGCCGTCGCCGTCCACAACCTCGACGTCCTTCTCGGACAGCATGTCGAGGACGTTCTTCACCTCGCCCTCGATGCCGGAAGGCACCGGCACACCGGCACTCGCCGCGAGGACCACCGAGTCCACGATCTCGTTGAGCGCGGAGCGGAGCGCCGCCTTGTCGACCGCGCTGGTGTCCGGCTGCTCGTAGCTCTTGCCCTCGGTGTCGGTCTCGTCGTTGAGGTCCGTGTTCGGCCGGATGACGGTCGCGCTGATCTCCACCGGAACCGGGGTACCGAGCCGAACCTCGGGGACCCCGCTGCTGGAGTCAATGGTGTACTCGACCTCGTAGGTCTCGGTCACCGACGGTCCGCGGTCCGGGGAGATGTGCACGCAGAAGACCGCCCGGTCGGGGTAGGTGCCGATGATCCGCACCCACCAGTGCGGCCTCTCCTCGCTGTCCTCGTCGTCCTCGTCGTACTCGTCGAGCAGGTCGGCGAGGATGTCGTCCCGGACGAGCTCCTCCACCGCGTGCTCGACCCGCTCGCGGGTCTCCTCGTACGAGCCCGCGAGGACCTCCATGAGCTTGACCTCGACCCCATCCAGTCCGTCGGCCACGATCGGGGTCGCGCCTGCGAGCAGGATCTGGTCGTCGGTGGACAGGGCCTTGCCCTGGGCCTGGGTGCGCTTGCGGTGCTCGGCGTTCCACTGCCGGCGCCGCTCCCGCTCCGCGGCCATCACCTTGTCGAACGCCTCCTGCCACTGGCGGCGCCGTTCGCGCTCCTCCTGCTGCAGCCGCTTCTTCTCGTCGCCCTCGGCCGCGTCGATGCGGCGCTCGGCATCGAGCCGGCGCTGCTTCTCGGCCAGCCGCTCCTTGTCCATGGCCGAATCGAAGGCGTCCCGCCGGTCCATCTCCTCGTTCCGGGACGCGATCGCCGCCTCGTCCCGGCGGCTTCGGCTGCTGCCGCCACCGCCGCGGCCCTCCACGAAGCGGGTGTCGCCGGCGAGCACACGGGACAGCCAGTTCTGCGGCAACGCGAATCCGCCACCGCGGCGGGACCGGTCGTCATCGTCGTCATCATCGTCGTCGTCGGCCCACTGGCCACCGTCCGGCCGTCCGGCGGGGACGCGCGGCTGGTTGGGGTCGTACTTCACCTCGGTCGGGTCGGTGACGAAGCCGGTGGGCGTGGGCTCGGCGGGTTCGTCCTTGGTCTCCATGGTGGCCGTGTCGTCCGGTCCGGCGTCCTTGGCTGCGAGGGTCATGGTCAGCGGAGCGGCACCGTGGGCGACGTCAGACCACTCCCACAGGTCGATGTCACGCAGCTCGCGAACGCCGTCCTTCCGCCGGACGGCACCGTTGGGACCGTGCGGGTTGTAGCCGATCGACCACTGGCCCTCGGCACCGAAGAACTTGGCGTCCTCGAAGGCGTCGCGGCCGTCCTTCGTGTTGAGGTTGTACTGGGCCTTGACGTAGAGGGCCCCGGCCTCCTTCGGCCACGGGGTCACGCCGTCGGCCAACGTCTTGGGCAGCCGCGGGTCGCCAGGCATCCACTCCTCGATCACCAACGCCTTGGCGACCTTGCGGGTCTTGTCGTGGTAGCGCAGCCCGATGGGCTTGAGCTGCTTGAGGGTGCGCTGGTACGCGCCGGGGATGATGATGTCCTTCTGCCGGTCAACGACCCCGGTGATGGAGACGAGCGCCTCGACGATGCCCTGCTCCTCGTCGACGCCGAGCACGGTGCTCGTACCGGGGTCAGCCTGCTTGTACTCGATTCCCACCGGAGTCCTCCGCCGTTGGTGATGGTCCGGCGCATCGTGACCCCGGCCGTCGGCTTACGTCCCAGTCGCGGCGAGCTCAGCCATGAGGGTTCGGGTGCGGCGCAGCGAGTAACGGATGCGGCACCGGCAGTTGATGACCTCCTGCGGCGGGCCGAGCGGGTCGCGCGGGTACCGCAGCATCGCACCGCCGACCAAGAACGGCCGGCCGACCGGCTGTGTCTGGCCGTCCGCCACCCGGTGGGTGGGCCGAACACGGTCGTCGCGCTTGGAGATCCAGGTGCCGGCGACGGTGAAGCCGAGCTTACCGAGCAGGGTCACGGCGGCGTGCCGGCCGGACTCGATGGCCGAGGCGGTCGCGGTGTTGGCCAGGCGCCGTGCCCAGCCGATCATGTCGATGGACCGGATGGCTCGCTCCATGTCGGCGATTGACGCCCCCTGGTGGTCCATCTGGGACAGTCGGTTCGCGAGGCTGGCGGCGGCGCCGGCCGCGGCGAGCCCGACGGCGGTGGCGACCACGGCCACGGCTTCGTACACGGCGGCGGACAGGTCGACCGCGGACACGGCCACCTTGCCCTGGACCGGCTGCTCACCGGTCAGGTCCACCACGGTGCGCAGGGCCGCCTCGTCGCCGGCGGTGGTGAGCAGGTGGGTCACGGCCTGGACAGCCTCCGACCGCCACCGGTCCGGGTTGACTGCGGACATGACGTCGAGCACCCGGTCACCGACCCGCTGGTCGACCGGCATGTTCGGGTCCGGGGTCCAGTGGCGGGTGCCGCTGCGCAGCTTCGGCGACCGCAGGCGGGCGATCGTGCGCTCCGTCCACCGGTCGACCAGCCCGACAAGCGCGGCCGCGACGCGGGCTTCGGCGAGGTCCTGGGCGCGTTCGTCGAGTTCGGACGTTGCGGTGTCGTCCGCCTTGGTCTGCAGGGCCAACGGCTGGCCCGCCTGGGTGGCGGCCTGCTGCCCGTCCTGCCGCATGGCGGCGAGCTGATCGACGGGGGTCGCGAGCGGCGACCGCTCCTGGTCGACCGGCAGCTGGCCAGCCTGTGCCGGCTGCCCGGGCAGCCCGGGCTGCTGTGCCTCGGCGGCTCCGGGTGGCAACTCGCCGGCCATCTGCTGCTGTGCGCTGGGCAGCTGAACCCGCTCCTCGGCGCCGTCCTCCTGGTCGAGCGCCGTCTTACCGCTGGTGGCGAACCACAGCGCCCGGGTCTCCGGGGTCTCCTTCACCTCGTCGGTCAGGCCCGCCAGCTTCGCATACGACCAGATCGACCGGACACCGGCGGCAACCTCCTGCAGGGCGAGCTGCTTCTTCCTGGTGAGCGGGATCTGCAGCTCCTCGACCTCGCTGACGTCAAAGAACGGCTCCAGCTTGGGGTTGTCCCGGTCGTGCAGCTTCGCGGCGATGATGCGGAGGATCGGCAGCATCGTGATGCGCCAGAAGATGTACGCCTCCGCCTCGGCGTTGTCGTAGGTGCGGCCCGAGGCGTTGCCCAGCTGGGACTCGGGAACGCCGAACGCGGCGAGGGTCTCGATCTTCGCGTTCTGCGCCAGCTCCTTGTACTGCATGTCCCGCGGCCGGCTGGACAAGTCCACGAACTCAGCGCCGCCCATGTCCTGGCCGTCAGCGACGACGATTTTGCCGGCGTCGATCGGGCCGACGCCGAAGGCTTTCTCCAGCCGCTTCACGGTTGCGTCGGACGCCTGCCCCTTGAGCGTGACGATGCCGCGGATGTTGCCGTCGTTGCTCATCCACGAAACGTTGACCAGCCGGCCGAGGTCGTCCATCTGCACCGACAGGCCGGCCGCCGACATCGGGGTGACGGACCGGTACGGGTCGAGGGGGTGGTCGTTCTTGATCCACCGGATGTTCCGCATCTCCTCGCCGATGATCTTCCGGATGTTGCCGTCCGGGTACAGGACCTCGAACCGGTCGAGCAGCTGCGGGCCGGGGGAGGGGACTGGCACGGTGCGGTTGGGCGGGAGCACGTCGAGTCGAATCACGTCACCGCGGCGGGAAAACGTGGGCTCGACGAACACGCCACGCGGCGACATCAGCAGCTGCGCGGCGATGCGCTTCTTGATCCCGGGGCCGGAGGTGAGCGGGTTGGCTTCGGGGCCGTTGAGGACCTCGTACATCGGGTGGTCCTCGATGACCTTGCCCTGGCCGTCGCCCTTCTTCTCCCGGTACCGGAACGGCAGCGCCGCCACATGGCTCGTGATGGTTTCGATGGCCTTGAATGCCCAGACGGTGCGCTCGTACACCTCGACGACCGCCCGCTCGACGTCGTACTCCCGCCGCGGCGAGCGGGCGCGCGACATGACGTACGGGTTGTTCGGCCAGAGGTCGTACGTGAACGGCACGAAGGGCGTGAACGCCTTGGCGGCCAGCGCCTTGCGCAACTCTGGGAACCAAGTCATCAGCTACGGCTCCGCGACAGGCGGGCGCCGGCAGCGATCGCGAGCCCCGACAGCCACGCCCAGCCCAGGCGGGTGTCGAAACCAAACGTCACGGTCGTCATGCCGGCCGCCCCGACAAGCAGCAGGACGAGGCCAGCCAGCTCGCGCAGCAGCTGTCGAGAGACACGGACGACGTTCTTCTCGTCGTCCTTCCACACGGCGCGAGGGTCGGCGGGGTTTGTCACGCGCCGCACCGTAGGCGCCGGTGGATGCTTGTGTCCGATCTACCTACTCAGGCGACGGCACGCCAGCCGGCGATGACCTCCAGGGGCGGCATGGGAGGCCGCTGGTAGTTGTGCGGCTCCTCGTGGAGGTGCTCGCACTTCGTGTAGAGGTCGTTGTGGATCGGGCACTTGCGCTTGCGCCGCACCCCGATCGGCCCGCCCCGCAGGTGGGTGTTGTTGTTCGGGTCGTTGGCCACGCACGGTTCGTCCCGCACGTCGTCGAACGGCCGGCGGCACGAGTTGCAGAAGACCTCGAGCACGATGACCTTTGTGTTGATCGGCAGGACCATCGCGGCATCTCGGGCAATCCGGGCCGGATCGTCCTCATCCTCGACCGGAACGTAGGTGGCGGCCACCCAATCGTGGTCGGCACCGGTCTGGTGTCCAGTGCGGGCGGCACGCGCGGCAAGGGTCACAGGCACGACGACCTCCTGCAAGTTGGGGAGGGGCAGGCAGCATTCGTCCGCAGGGGTGAGTGACGGCGGCCGGCCAATGACGTAGGTTGGCTCTCAGTGGCCGCCCACCCCACTTTAGTGGTGCGGTGACGTGAAACCTAGACTGAAGTGGTGAGGCAGCGCAAGAGGGGACCCGACGGCAGTGGCCGACTTCAAGTCAAAGCTGAACGCTCTCATCGGCCAGAGTCGCGATCCGAAGACCGGTCGGCCGTACACGAACGCGCAGATCGCCCGAGAGGTCGGGGTATCGGAGTCGCTCATCGGACAGCTCCGAAGCGGTGTGCGCGCCAACCCGACGTGGCAGACCATCGACGCCCTCGCCAAGTTCTTCAAGGTCCCGGTTGGCTACTTCTTTGACGAGCAGCCGGAGCAACCGTCCACCGTGGACCCGAGAGTCCAGGAAGCCCTACGGAACGCCGGTGTGGTCCACATCGCGACGCGCGCAGCAGAGCTGTCAGAAGATGGGCTTAGAACCGTCATGGACGTCATCGACGCCGTGCTCGCCCGCGAGCAGCTGGACCGTCAATCCCGCCCGAACGGTTGACGGGCGGCTCGCCGGGCGGGCGATTGTGGAAGCAACTAGCTAGATCACTACTCTTGCCCTTGCGCCGTGTCGCTGTTTGATCACGGAGGGCAGCACTTGACAGCGCATTCCCTGGATCTCCTACGCGACGTCGCGGACAGGGTGGATCTACCTGATCCGTGGAGCTTGTCCGCGTTCGCGGAGCATGTGAGCAGGCAGCGGGGCAGGCCGTTTCACCTGCTGCCGATGAGGCTGGCCGACCTTCACGGCATTTGGGTCGCCACTGAAGAGGCCGATTACGTGGCGTACGAGGTCCAGACGTCCAAGCCGCACCAGGCCCAGATCGTTCTCCACGAGTTCGCGCACATGGTGCTCCAGCACGAGCCACGCTCGGGCGAAGATCTCGCCTTGCACCGCAGGGCCCGGCTGCCGTACCAGGCGTGGGAGGAGAGGCACGCCGAGGCTTTGGCGTCACTGCTGCTCCAACGGATCGGCCTGACCCCGGCGCCGCAACTCACCGATGTCCTGTCACCAGCAGCGGCCAGGGTCGTCGGCACTTTCATGGCAGCCGAGAAGGCCGGGAAGGAGCGAGGGCATCATGATCAAGGCGCTGCTGGCCATCTCCCTGTGGCTGTGCGTGGCCGGGCTCGGGTTCATCCTGCACACGCATAGGCCGACATCTCGCTCCGCCACCTGGGGTCTCTTCATCATGATCAAAACGTTGGCGGTGGCGCAGACGTTGGCGATCCCGGCGGTGTACGAGTGGTTGAGCCGCGAGATAGCCCCGAACTATGGGCATCTGTGGTTCACCGTGGGATGGTCGGTAGCGCTGACCGTCGGGATGGCGGTGTTGGCCTACTGGAGGTTCGATCCCCTCCAAGCCAGGCGGCGGATCGGCACCCGCCTCGGCTGGGGCGGGGCGGCAACACTCGCTTTAGTGATCTTGTTCCTCGCGAACCCGACACCGCCAGCACCACCGTCGCTGTGGGCTGTGACCTACGCAGACGAACGGCCAGGGGTTGCCCTGTACTGGCTGATCTGGAGCGGGCTGCAGTTCGCAGCCGGATTCGAGGCTTTCCAGGGCGGCTCGCGGCTCGCCCGAGAACTCCCGAATTTCCCATATATGCGCATGGGGATGCGGGCACTGGCAGTCAGCGGCCTGCTCGCAATGATCTGGTGCTACTTCGACGCCGTGGCCGCGCTGATGAGCCTCGCCGACGTGTCGTGGCTGGCCGACCTTCACGTCTACCGCACAGCCCGTGACTGGACCGTGAACGGCACCGTCGGTTCGATCGCCCTGTTCGTGCTGCTGCCGGTGTCGGTGGTTGTCGGGACCGCGTTGCACCAGGCGGCCCAGTCAATCCGGCTGCGTCCACTGTGGCAAGCGATCATCGACGAGTTCCCCGAGATCACGGTCGTCTCACGCCCGGCGCCGGGCTGGCTCAGGGAGTGGTGGCGGCTGGTGTGCATGCCGGACGCGCTGCCCCTGCACCGGCGGGTCATAGAGATCCGTGACGGCTACCTGCGCCTTCGGAAGTGGCTGTCGCCCGACGTGGCCGACTCAGCAGAGTTCCACGCCAAGTCCCACGGGCTCAGCGGCGAGCGGCTGTCGGCCGCGGTCGAGGCCGCCATGATCATGGTCGCGTTGGAAACCAAGAAGCGCGGCTGGGAGCCGCCCGACCTTGGCGAGATCGGCGTCGGATCGGGTGTGGACTTGTCCAGTGAGGCCAGCTGGCTGGTCAAGGTCGCCGACGCGATGCGATCACCCGCGGTGCGCGCGGCGGTTGAACACGTCCTGGCCCGCGAAGAGGAAAAGGCCAAGGGGCCCCGCAGGTGGTTGGTGGAGCAGTACGAGCGTCTCGGTGTACCAGACCCGATGAAGCAGGTCGCGCGCGGCGTCGCGTCGGTTACGCCCCGGCGATGATCCGCACCGTGTCAACGACCGGCTCGTAGATCGCGAGTGCGATCGCCTCCGCCCGGTCGGGCGAGGTCACTCCTCGCTTGCGCATCGACTCCTTGCTCTCGACGACCGTCTCGCCAGCGGTGTTGGTCGTCTTCCGCGGGGCGCTGATCTGGTTCGCGGTGCGCTGGTCGACGCGCAGCCGCAGCGCCGGGTCACCGTCCGGCGGCCGCGGGACCAGCAGGGACCGCAGCGCGAGCCACATCTCGTCCCGCTTCCGGGCTGGCCGGAGTGTGGCCGCGTCGGGGGTGCGACGCGGCCGCTCCCGCACGTCCACGCGCACGATCTCGGCCTCGTGCTTGCCTTCCTCCCGCCACGCCTCGAGCTGGGACGCGACCGCCCAGCCGACGCCGATGACGTCCACCTTCACCCGCACCCGGTTCTTGGACCCGAGCGCCCGGGCGATCATCTGGGCGCGGAGGATCTGCTCGAGCACCCGACCGGACACGTCGACCGCGTTGTGGTTGGCCTCGCCGGCGGCCCGGTGCTCGATGGTCACCAGGTCGCCGATCGCCCGGGCGACGACCACCTCGTCACCGCCGTCGGCGGCCACGTCGACCCCGAGCCGCACCCACGAGCCGGGCAGCACCAGCCACTCCCGGGTCTCCTCCGGAACCCGCAGCGACGCCAGCGTGACCGCAGCCGGGTCGTCCGGCTCGTCCATCGCGATCGCCGCGTCCACCCACGAGCTCGGGATGAGCGTGTCCGGCCCACCGTGCGGGAACTTCGCGTGGACCTTCGCGATCACGTACCGGCTGTCGGGGCCGTGGTCCGCGATCTGGGCCTGCACCCATCGCTGGTCGACCAGATGCTTCGCGAGCGAGTGGGGTGGCACGCTCGCCGGACAGGACCGGCACTGAGGTGCCTCCTCACCCGTGAACGCCGGCGTGTCGTACGCCGAGATCGGAATGACGTTGACGTCGAACGTATCGCTGGCGTCGCCGCCGGCCTTGCTGGTGCACAGCCGCTCGAACCAGGTGTCCTCGTCGTCCGTGGGCGGGTTCCCGATCGCCAGCATGTGCGAGTCGGAGCCGACCAGCAGACCAGCCAGGTTCCGGCCGATCGCCGGGGCGATACCACCGGCCTCGTCGACCACCAGCAGCAGGTGGGGCGCGTGGATACCCTGCACCGCGTCCTCGGCGTGCGGGGCCGCGGCGATGCCGTACGCCTGCGCGTGCTGCAGCCCCATGTGGTCGGTGATCGTCCACTGCGCCTGGTCGATCCGGCCGGGCAGCCCGGCCCGGGTGACGATCCCGCGGATCTCCGGCCAGATCTGCCGCAGCACCTGACGCCACCGCGGCGCCAACGTGACCACCTTCGCCGTGCCGGGCGGGTGGACCATGTAGAACCAGGTCGCGGCCAGCGCGGCGAGCCGCGTCTTCCCGGACCCGAAGCACGACGGGACCGCGGTGACCTGGTGCTCGGCGATCGACCGCAGCACCCGCTTCTGCACCGACCACACGGCCTCGCCCAGCACCTGCTCGACGAACCCAACCGGGTCGCCCTGCCACAGCGCGTACGGCGTGCCCATCTCCATCGCCGAGGCCTGCATGACCACGGCGATGTCGGCCTCGCTCAGCTCCTTGAGCGCACGCCACCGCTGCGCCGGCGGCGCCTCGAGCAGGGCGGAGAGCAGGTCCCGCGCGATCGCCGATCGGTCAACGACGGGTCGACGATCGCGGACAGCGGTACGTCTACCGGCCATCAGCAGATCAAAGGACGTCGGTGGGGGTCACCGGCGGATCATGCCCGGGGTGGCCGGATAGCGTCCTACGTGGTATCATTTGTGTGTGCGGGCGAGCGACCCGCACGGAGGGAGTTGGAAAGTTGGACCTGTTGTTCGACGAGGCCAACCTGCTCCTCGTCCCCGTCATCGACGTTCCCGGTGAGCGCTGCCCGGCGTTCCTCCTCCAGACCGCTGATGGCAAAGAGGGGTGCGGGAACCACGACTGCGGCCTTGGCAACCACGTCCCCGGGCCCGGCGAGTGGGTCCACCGGTGCCGCTACTGCGGCTACTCGTGGAACCTCTACGAGTCCCCCGAGGACTGGGCTGCCAGCTAACGTTGAGGCCCCTGCCAACTAGGCAGGGGCCTCAACGTCTACATCGGCCGATGGTGGTACGTGGTGGTCTTCTGCCTAGTGAACAGCCAGTGGAAGAACCACACGATGCCCCAGCAGCCGCAAGTCACGAACGTCAGGATGAGGTGCACCGTCGTGCCCATGGCGCTCAGCCCGGTCTTGGAGACCGTCTTCGTCGGAGGCGGATAGCCGGGCGGGTAGTTCGACGGCGGTGGCGGATACGTAGCCGGCAACTGCTGCTGCTGGTACCCGGGCTGCGGGGGAGGTGGCGGGTACCCGGCCGGCGGGTACGGCTGAGGAGCTGGCTGCTGGTATCCGCCGGGGCCGGCCGGTGGTTGCGCCCCCGGGGGTGGAGGTGGAGGGGTCGTCATGGCAGCACAGTCTGCAACATGCGCCTCACCCGGCGTTGCCCCAGGGTCCAAGGTATGCAGATGCCCCACCAGCAAGATCGCCGGTGGGGCATCCGTCATGCTCCGCGACCGCCCGCCAACCGGGAATAGTAGTCGTCCTCCATCTCGGCAGTGGCCGCGATGTCGAGCGTGTGCTGGTTCGCGACCGACTCGGGGCCGACCTCGCCGAGCGGGAGGCCGGCCTCCTGGTCGGCGTACTTGCGTACCCACGCCGTGTGGGCGGCCTCGGTTGCTCGGAGCCGCTCCAGGCGCGCCGCTGACGGCCTGACTAGAGCCACAGCACTGCCTCCCACTGCGATCCCATGCCGAGCCGCAAACCCAGCCACGTGTCAGTCTGCGGGCTCATGCCGGGTTGCCGGCCGATAGCGACGAACTCAGCGGGCGTCGGGAAGTCGTCGCTCCCCAGCCCGCCTTTCGTACGCTCAAGAATAGCACGAGCGTCGATGAGTTCGCGCTTGAGTTGATCACGCAACGCGATCAGCTTCGCCTCGTCCCCGACGTTCTCTTTCTTGATCAACGGCACCGTCTGTGTGATCTCGTACCTGTCGTCGGCGATTCGCTCCGGGGCGCGCGGGCGGCCGCCTTCCCGCTCGATCCGGATGTCACGGAGGAGCCGGTTCACCGCCCGCAGCGCGGATTCGTTCTCGGGGATGATGACCGACCGGAGCCTGGTGATCATCGAGTCGGCAGCGTCCTGGTCGCGGAAGTCGAAACCCGCCCGGGCCCAGGCGTACCCGCCGACGTCGAGGCTGGCGAACAGGTGGATTCGCTCGACCCCGCCGGCCCTGTACCAGGCCTTGAGGTGCTCGAGGTACTCGGTCGCGAACCCCTGGCCGCGGACGCCCGGGTTGAGCTTGAGGATCTCGTGACGGGCGTTGAGCCCGGGCCCGTCCTCGTCGTCCTCGGTCCCGTCGGTCAGGAATCGTTCGCCGCCACCGACGAGGTTGCCGTCGTCGTCGTAGATCGAGATGTCGATGACGGTCTGGCCGGGCCTGAACCGAACCTCGTCCACCTTCACCGTCAGGCCGCCGAAGGTGCCCTCGTACGCCTCCCGGATTCCCTCCATCGCGGCGTCGCGGTCGAAGCTGCCGTCGTCGTCGTACGGCAAGATCACGTCGCGGGGCAGGTATTCCCAGTCCCTTCCCTGCGATCCCCGGCCGGCCGCGGCCGATGACCGTGCCGGCCGTGCCCGTGGCACGTCGCCGATGGCCCCGATGAGGTCGCTGACCCAACGGCCGGAGAGGATGCCGTGCCCGGCCGGCACGCGAGGCTGGGTCCGCCAGTGATGGTCCTTGGTGCCCCACGTGAGGCTGATCGTCTTGGTGTCCGCTGTGGCGTCCAGCAGGGCGAGGACCCCAATCACGAACGCCCGCAAATCTCCCTTCGGGTCGAACCGACTCTTCCGGCCGAAGGTCTCCTCCATCCCCGTCGTGAACACCTCGGAGTGCTCGAAACCGTGACGGGCCACGGTGAAGAGCACGCCGTCGACGGTGGTGGTCGGCTCGTAGGTCCGCCCGGTGTAGGCGTCGGCCAGCTGGTCGCGGAACGTGTACTCGTTCTCCTGGCCGCTGATTCCGGGGCGGGCCTCTGTCATCGAGACCACGGGCTCGACCACGCCGCGGTGGGTCGTTCGGCGGCGCAGCCAGGCGAACTGGAGCTCCATCAGCCCGGGGATCACCGACTCCATCTGGTGCCCGAGCTCGTGAACAACAACCTGCTCGGTGTGATCACGGAAGGCCCCGGCGTAGGGCATGCGGTCGTCGGCCCCGCCCTCCCTGGGCATGGCGAGGACGGCGCTGGTGCCCCGGTCGAGGTGGTATGCGCGAGCGCTGGAGGCGATCGTCAGCCGCATCTGGGACGATCGCTCGATCCACGAGGTCGGGTAGTACTGCTCGGCCGCAGTCAGCCGCTCACGCCAGTCGCTCCGTGCACCGCCGGTCCGCGCCGCGGATGGATAGACCCGGGCATGGGTGGCGCCGCCGAACGGTCGGACCTGGGCCAGCAGCGCCCGCACCGTCTCAGCCTCGAGCGTCCGAACCTCACGGCCGGCCTCGGAACGCTCCAACACGGCCCGGGCACGCTCCCGGCTGCCGGCGGGCAGGAAGGCGATCGCCTCGGGTGACAGGTCCCCGACCGTGAGCCGGCGGGCCAGCTCCCGGTACCGCTGATGGCGACGCAGGTACGCCTCGGCTTCATCGAGGATCGCCTGGCCAACCTCGAGCACAGTGTCGAGGTGGCGCTCGAGCTCGGGCGACGGCACCCGTTGGCCGAACGGGTCGGTGCGCAGGGCGGTCTGTGTCCCGGCGGGAATGGCCGGCAGCATGTCCTCATCGGGTCCCGCCCGCTCCGCCGCGGCCCGCGCCTCAGCTAGGGCCTTCTCCGCGGCCCGCACCCGCTCCCGGTATTCGGCCACCACCGAGTCGCGCCCGAGCTGCAGAAGACCCTGCCGGAACTGCTCGGCGTGCTGCACGGGAACCGGGTCACCGTCGAGCCAGCTTTCGATGGCGGCGAGATGCTGCCGGGCCCGGTCGAGCGCGACTTCGGCCTCCGCGACCTTCCGGTCTACCGCCCGCTCCTGCGGCCGCACCCATGCGTCGCCGACCCAGCCAGCGCGGGTAGTCGGCAGGGAGGCCCGGGCCCGTTCGATCCGGGCACGGAGGTCGGCCGACAGCGAGGGGGTCACGCTGCTCCTCGCCGGCGCCGGCGAAGTCCGGGACGCCGCCACCCGCGTCGGGGTGCTCCGCGAGAGGCGCAGCGGCGCCCTCAACAGCGAGCTGGGTTTGCGGGCGAACCGGCCACGCCAGTCCCGCACGACTCGCGACTCGTCCCAGATCCGAGCCTTGGTGTAGTAGCGGGCTGCCAGGAGCACGCCAGGAGGGTGCCCGCCCCGACCCGCTACCGTCCCCGGCCGCGCCGCCGGCCTACGTAGCCTGCACGGTCGCCTGGACGGGCACAATCCGCTGGCGCTCGTACACGAGCTCGTAGCCGGGTCTCACAACGGTGGCCGTGGCGCCGCGAGGAATGGGAGAGCCGACGCTGCGCATCGAGGTCGGGTCGAACCGAACAGTGTCCCCGACGTTCGCTCCCGCGACCAGGGTCATCCTTCGCGCGGCCGCGATCGACGCGACCGCATCCCTGATCTTGTCCGGGTCACCGTCACGTAGCGCCCGCGTGAGGGGCGCGAGGACCCGCTGAACCTCCTTCGGCAGCCGCCCATGGGTGTTGGCCGCCCAGTTCAGCGTCCGCTGGCTGGCCTCGTTCTCGACCATCTCGAGAGCGTCCGCTAGGGCGTCGCCCACCGTGCGGAACTCGGCGATGACCGTCTGCCGAGCCTGCTCCCGGGCCGCCTGCGCCGGAACGCCGCGGTCGAGCGCGTCAGCCAGAGCACGCAGCGCGGGCGTCCGCAGGCCGGGAGGGATGCTCACGCCGTGCCGGCGCACCCGGGACCGCAGAAGGCTGAGCGGCGATCGCCGGCCGCCCGGCTTAGGGGCAAACCGCCCTAGGGCGTCACGGAAGACCCGCGACTCGTCCCAGACGCGGGCCTTGGTGTACCAGAGCGGCGCATAGAGAACGGGCACGGCCGGGATGCTCGCCCGGCCGTGCCCGTAACGTCCCGATCAGGCGTCCCTGTACTCAAGCGGTCCCGTGCGGCGGTGGGCAACGTCGACTCCATGCGCTACCTCGCGCACAAAGGTGCCGGATCGGCGAAGAGCGTTCGCCGCGTCGTACGCCGCCTCGCGGGCCTCCCCCCGCGTTCGGCCGGCGATGGTGACGTTCTGGTCGTCGGCGAGCTGCTCCATGCGGTCACCGAGCTGGTTCAGAATCTGCTGCAGGCTGCCCAGCGCGGGTCGGAGCCCGCCCAGGACCTCGTACACCTGACTCGGGTACTGCAGGGAGCGCGACGTCCGGGTCGCGTTGGCGATCCGCCGCGTCAGCTCTCTGATCGCCTCGGCAGCGTCGACAATGGCCTGCGGGTCGTGGGGGCCGTCGTACCGCAACACCGCGTCGGCCCAGGTATCGACGTTGAAGGTCTGCGGGTTGTCCACGGGTACCTCCGGTTCAGTCGATTCTCTTCAAGGTCACCGTGGGCTGGATCGCGTCCCGAATACACAGGTCACTGACGGGCCCGATCATCGCCTTCGGTTCGGGTCGCGGTCCGAGCTGGTAGGTGACCCGCCCGACTCCGGCCCCGAAGGTTCCGAACGACACCCTGGTCCGGTACGGGAGCACCTCGACGACGAAGTACGGACCAAATGCGCCGTGAAGCAGTCCCTCCACAACATTGAAACCGAGCGTGACCTCTTCATCGGCCCGGTCCACGATCAGCCGGTCACCGTCCACATGCGCGACGATCCCGCCTAGGTCGAGCTCCATGGGCGGCTCGGCGGTGTTGTCAGCCATGGCCCCGGACTCTACTGGCAGGTGCCCGGGCCGCCGGGGTCGCAACGCGCTACAGGATGCTGCGCGTCTCAGACGTTTCCGACCCCAGCTTGTGCTCGGGCGGCCAGACGTGCCAGTTGCAGCCCTCGGTCGCGGCGCAGTACCAGACGTGGTGGCCGCGTTGCCCGGGGGTGCAGGTGCAGTGGGCAAACGAGAGCGACACCTTCCCACCTGTCCAGGGCTGGCCGCATCCGCCGCACCGGGCCGGCACCCAATCGGGCCAGTGGTCGGGTCGGCGCTCCCACGTTTCCCACGGCACACCGTGGATAGTACGGGTGTACTACTCCTGGGTGGCGTCTGCGGACCGGCCCTCGTCCTGCTGCGCGGTGAGCCGGCGGAACAGCTCCTGCTGTGCGGCCCGACCGCCGTGCAGGGCCGCGAGCGTGATCATCTCGTCGGATATCTCCGTCACCTGGTCCGACGAGATGATGCCATCGAGCCTGTCTGCCATCGGTCTCCTCACCGGTTAGGGCGGGGGCGCTTCCGCCAACCGTACCTGCGGGCGTACGCGAGGACCGCGGGGTTGTCGGTCTCCCCGTAGGTGTGGAACCACTCGGCCCACGCCTCGGCGTACCCCTCCGATGCGTCGGTTTGCCCGTACTCCCCGAGGTGGTGCATGTGCCCGGCGTGGAAGTCGTGATCCGAGCCGTCCCCGCCTCGCCGCTCCGGGTCCACGATGTGACCCCACTCGTGGGCGAGCGTGTACGCGCCCGGTGACACCGAGCTCGAGCTCGGCATGTAGAACCCCGGCCCGGGGCCCTGGTCGGGGATGCCCGACCGGCGGCGGCCTGTGAACCGGTCGTCATACAAGAAGATGGTCCGCGAGTCTGGCCACGCGAACGCGGTTAGGTCGGCCAGCGCCGCGAACGGGAAGTGCTGGCGGATACCGGCGCGCGACTCGAACCGCACGGTGACCGGCTCGGGGAAGTCCTCGCCGGTCAGCGCGATCAGTTCGTCGATCTCGGCGAGAGCCGCCTCCCGGTGGTCATCGGGTACGTCAGCGTCCCACGAGACGATCATGGTGTGGGGCCCGTTGACGTACACGTCGTCGGGCGGGTTGTCGTCGAGCCGGGCCAGCGCCTCCTCGAGCCGGGCCTGGAACTGGTCGAGTTCCTCCTGCGACGGGTCCGGGTGTTCCCGACGGAACATCTCCTCCAAGGACCGACGCAGGCTGTCCTTGCGCCGCTCCATGACCTCCCGACCGTCAACCCGGTACCACCGGCCGGGCTGGTAGTCCTCGGGTACCTCGTCGAGAGGTGTGATGCCGTGGCTCGACTGGTCACGGATAGCGGCGAGCAGGCGCCGCTCGGCCGCGGCCCGGTCGCTACTGCTCTGGCCGAGCCTCCGCGGCGGCTGAAAGCCCGGCTTGGGCCGCGGGGTCGTTGGTGAGGTGGAGCCCAGCGTGATGGGTCCGGGCGGACCAATCTCGACCGGCTCGTCCGGGGCCTCGCCGAGCAGCCGGCGCAGGTCGTCCTCGCTGGTGTCGCGGAAGCTCGACGTGATGCCGAACCGGTCCCGGGCCTCGTCGTACAGGTCCGCCTTGGTCCGGCGTCGGGCGGCGGGACGGGCCGCCTGCGCCACCGCCCGATCGACCGACGCCCTGTCGCTTCTGCGTGGCGCCTCACGGTCCCCGGACGGTGTGGCTGCCGATCCCACTGCGGACCGGGTGTCCGGAACGGCATCGGCGTTCGGCGTAGGTGAGGAGTCACGGCCACGCACAGCAGCGGGAATGACCGCCTCCACACGGTCATCGGTGACCCGGACCAGGCCGTCGCGCTCCAGCTGCCGTACCGTCTCGCCCGTGAGCGGAACGCTGTCCATGAGCGTTCGCACCGACCGGCTGGTCTCCGGGTCGCCGCGCAGCAGCAGGGCGTACAGCTGGCCTGCGGTGGTGAGCCGCAGGACCTGCTCCGGTTCACCTCGTGGGCCCGTGCCCATCTGGCCGACCTCGGCCAGGCCGTGCTCCATGAGCCACGACGAGGTGGCCTCGTCGACGTCGGCCGCGCGGAGCCCGGTGCTCTCCGACAGCCGGTCGATCACGGCCCGGTCCGGGCCTTGGCCGGCCGCCCCTGTGGCCGAGGTCGTCGCCGGCCGGCGAGGCGTAGCCGGTCGCCGGGGTGTGGCCGGGGCGGCGGCCGGTGTCGCGGGAGCCTCGCCGGGCTGACCGGCCAGGTGTGCCCTGATACGGGCGATCAGGTCGGGCTTCTCCCCGTCCTCGGGGAGCCCGTAGTAGCGGGCGAGGTTACGCAGCCCGGCCTTCGGCATCCGGTCGAGCACCGACGGGTCCGCCGTCCAGTCACCGAACATCCGCTGCGCGGCCTCGAAGCCGGTGATGGTGCCGCCATCGGCGGTCGGGTAGGTGGCCGCCAACGGCGACTGGCGAGCGGCCGGCGCGGTGGTCTTCTTCGCCGGCGGCACGGCCTTCGCCGGTGTGGCCTTGGCCGGGGTCGCCTTCTTGGCCGCCGTCTTCTTCGCGGCCGCCGGCGTCGTCTTGACCGGGGGCGCCGTCCGCTTCGTCGGGGTCGGCTCCGCACGTGACGCGGCCGGGGGCACGCGGGGAGCCCGCACAGCGGTCTGGCGGGGCTGCTGCGCCGGCGAGGACACCGCCCCGGCGGCCAGCGCCGACCCGCCCGTGGCGCCGGCCGCCCGCCGCCGAACAGGGTCAGGAGTGTCGATGAACCGGCCCCGGTGGTCCCGCGGGTGCAGGTCCGGGTTCCAGTTCACCTTCGGCGCACGCGGCGCCCGGACTCGAGGAGCCCGAACCTTGGTCGACCACGCGGGGACGAGCAGCTGCGCCACGGCACGGGATGCTCCCGGCTGGGTGGCCCTAACGTCCCTCGGTCTCCGACTCCTCGCCGTCGGCCGGATCGTCGTCGTCGAGCGTCAGCTGGTCGGCGTTGCCGGCCGTCCAGCCCGCCACCCAGGCCCGGCGCATCGCAGCCTCCCAGGGCCCGCCGTCCGTCCGGAAGCGACAGTCGGTGAAGTCACGGCCCTCCTGCGCTGCCAGCAGACCCATGACCGTGGCCTGTCGCAGCTCATCCCTGGTCGGATGCCGGCTCATGCGACCATCCTCCTCCCACGGATCGGTCGGCCGGTCAGCCCAGGCAGCGCCTGGTCGCGTGGCGTGTCAGGGCTGCGTCGCGACGAGCGCCGCCGGCCGGGCGAGAGAACCGGCGCGTACTGGGCCCGCCAATCGCGGAACGTCTTCCACGCTTCGGGGTGCGCCGCCCGGTAGTCCTGCAGCTCCCGGCTCGCGTACCGCTCGAAGTCACGCTCGGATGTCCAGACCCGCAGCGCCGACACCCCGGCCCGGCGGCCACGCTCGTTCACGAAGTAGCCCATCGTCTCCGCCTCGGCCGCGATCATCTGCTCCTGCACCCACGCGAGGTACTCGTTTCGCAGATACCGCATGGCGTTCATGTCGCCGCGCCGCGCCAGGATCTGCCGGGTCAGGTCCCGCAGGTACTCCTCGTTGGCCCGGGCCTCCTCGATCCGCCGCTCCCGCTCCTCACGCTCCTCGAGCAGCCGGTCAGCCTTCTCGACGAGGGTGGAGTCCCGCTCGGTGACGACCAGGAAAGCGGCCCGGAACCGCTCGCTGTTCCAGTCCCGCGTCTCCAGCTCCTGCAGGAGCTCGGCGTTCGTCATGCGCCGCGCGGCAGCAAGCACACGGGGCCGGATCGACTGCGCCGGGCTGGCCGGCTCGTCCGCGGGGGCCGCCCGGCCGCGGCCCGTACGGCGCGGCTCGGGCAGGTCGACCGCGGCCGTGAGCTTACGGATGAACCGCCCATCCGGGCCGCGCGGATGCTTGCTGGGGTCCCACGCCTTCGCAAACCACGCCGCGACCAACAGCAGTGCCACGGCCGGGATCGTCCCGGCCCAGACGGTCTACTGTCCCAGCAGTTCAGGTCAGGCGGTCGCCACGCGAACGCCGAGGATGGTGCCCTCCAGCCGGGTCGTCATGACTTCATGATGGCCGTCATGACGTCATGACGGATCGGATGGCCCGAGGAGGTCCTCGGCGATCGCGAACGACGGGTGCGTGTCCCGGTCGAGATGGGACCGGTCGTAGCCGCGCGTGGTGTTGACGCTGGCGTGGCCGGCCGCCCGCTGGAGCCGGTCGACGGGGATGCGCAGCTCGTGGCCGCGGGTGATGTAGGCGTGCCGCAGGGTGTGCGGGCCGATCGCGGCCCTGATGCCGGCGTCCCGGCCGAGCCGGCGGATGATCCGCCACGCCTCCTTGCGGCCGAGCTGCTTCCCCATCGAGTTGCAGATGATCAGGCCTTCTCGACGGCCGGCTGCGCAGCGCATGATCCGCTCGTACGCCGGGTCGGGGAGTGGTACCTTCTCGCCCTTGTCGCCCTTGCGGACCACCCACAGCAGGTGGGTGCCGTTCTCGTAGGTGATCTCCTCCAGTCGGGCACGCAGGGCCTCGGAGACCCGCAGGCACACGAGCACCAGCAGCGCCACCAGGGCGGCCGAACGCGGCCCGTCCTGGTCGGCGGCGGCGATCAGCGCCCGGATCTCGTCCGGGGCGAGGTATGGCTGCCGCGACTCGCGGTTGACCCGCGGCCGGTCCTTGATCGGCACCGGGTTCCGGTCCGTGAACTGCTCCTCGACGCAGCGGGTGTAGAACGACGACAGGGCGGACAGGTGCCGGTTGACCGACCGGCGCGACAGCGGCCGCGGCCGCTCCACCGCCGGGTTCCCCACCCGCTGGAGCGCGGCGGTGTAGGCGTCAACATCGGACCGCAGCGCTTCGAACGGCGGAACGTTGATGATCTGGCACCAGGTCCGCCACGACAGGTACACCCGCCGGTACTGGTCCACCGTGCCGTTCGCGAACCGCGTGCTCCGGAGCCACACTTCCGCAGCCGCGTCCGCCCGCCGCCACGGATCGGCTTCGTCGTGCAGCGCCTCCTGCTCAGCCGCCCGGGCAGCGGCCGCGATTGAAAGGAACCGCTGCCGCACGACCTCCGGCGAGACGGCCGCCAGTGCCTGGCTCACCGTATCGCCTCCCTGTGCTGGCAGGGGCACCAGGTGGATCGCACCGTGACCAGCTGCGGCTTCCGGGTACCGTCGCAGCACTCACCCTGCTCGGGGCGGCAAGCCCCCTCGCAGGGGTTCACGACCTCGACGGCGGGGCACTGAGCGTGGTTGCCCTGGGCACATGGCTCGCAGATCATCGATGACCCTCCAAGGTGGGAGCGGAGACTCCGGTGATCCGGCACATAGTGCGGATGCACGCCCTGCAGGTGGGGTAGTCGGCATCCGGCGTGTCGAGGTCGGGGAAGTCCTGGTGACGCTGCCGGCTCGGGACCGTGCACAGCGCGGACCGGGCCGCCCGGTGGAGCCGGCCGGCGCTGAGCTCCTCGAGCGCGATGACGTGCCTGGCACCCTGACTCCACCCCGCGTAGTGGTGGCCGCCCGAGTAGTTGTAGGCGACGGCCACGGGCACCGGGAACGCCTGGCGCAGGGCTGCCCACTCAGCCCACCGCGCGTCCTCGACGGCCGCCCGCCGCTGCTTTGCGGCCTCCCGCTCAGCCGCCTCGCGCTCACGCTGCTCGACCAGCCACGCCGGCCGCGGCGGGTCCAGGTCCCGCTCGTCCGCGATCAGCAGCATGTGCAGGTCCAGCAGAGACGGCCGCAGCCCCGGGTCGTGGCCGAGCACCGCGACTCGCCAGTCATATGGCCGGCGCAGCTCCTCGAAACGGCGCAGCTTCGCGGGGTCAACGAAGCCGCCATCGGCCCGTATCGACGCCTCGGCTGCGGCCTGCAGCTCCTCGTACCCGGGGTACGGCGACGTCAGAGTGCCCACGATTCGTGCGGGTCGAACGGCGACGTCGCGGTGCCCCTCGCGACGAGTGATTGTCGGCATGTAGATCCTCCATCCGTGTGCGGGTCGCTCACCCGCATCTCACTACGGTAGTGGATCGATCAGCTCTACCGGCACGCCGACCTTGCGTGCGTACCGGATGGTGGCCCACGTGCCAGACCTCAGCTCCTGTTCGAGGGTGCGCGGGGTGGCGAGCAGGACGTTGCTCTCGTGCACGATGTGGCGGTTCCGTACGAGAGGGGGCTTCGGCTCCCGTACCTCGGCCCCAGGGACAACCGCTGCTGTGAACGCCGCCCGGTCGGACGGGTGCGAGATGATCCGGCAGCCGAGGTCGTGCGCGATCGCGCCAGCCTCGTCGTCCGCCCCAACGGCCTGGCCGTAGTGGAACACCACCTCACCGTGCTCAGCCTGCAGCTCAGCCAACCGCGCACGGAGTCGGTCACGCTGGTAGGGCGTCATGCCGGACCGGGGGCCGGTGAAGCCGACATGGAAGCCCGCGCGCAGGCTGAACAGCGCCAGATCGTGCTGCCTTCGTTCGCTCATCCAAGTGCACCGGCCGCGCTGTGGGATGCGAGCAGTCTCGCATGATCAACACCGCCGAACCAGCGATCACAGATCGCCTCGGTGGAGGCCGTCATTAGATCGATGACGGCCTGTGCCTCGGGTGTCAGGCCCGACTCGGGACCAGCGCTGGGTCGCAGGTAGTCGCGAGCGGTGTTCCGCGGGTCAACGTGGCCCAACGACGCCGACAGGGGCCCGAGTCGAAGGAGCACTTCGCCGATCTGAGCCGGGTCGAGGTCCATGAACGGAGGGTGGTTTGTAGTGCTCACAGGGCCAGTCTACGCCACGAAACTGTGATTTAGCGGCACCTAGAAACACAGTGGCGACACGGCGTGTCGCCACTGTGTTTGTTCGATGTCTTGTTGGTACAGTCTTGATCATGTCCGAAGGCCAAGATGATCTCGTCCAGCGGGCGCTGCGGTCCGCCGCCTTGGATGAGCTGACGGCCGCTCGCCGGCACTACGAGGCTGTCGCCCGCACGATGAAGGAGGCGCAGGACCGGCTGACAGCGGCGGTCGTTCGGGCCCTGCGACACAGCGACGACGTGAGCGAGATCGTGGAGGCGTCAGGGTTCTCGGCGACGTACGTCCGTCGGCTCGCGAGGGCCGCCGGGCTGCCCGCCCGCAAGGGCGGGCCAAAGCCCCGTTCGACAGGTGCGGGTGAGCGCCGGTAGCGGCAGGCCGTCAGCGCGCCGTTGCGCCGTCTCCTCCGATCTGGTGGCGTGCGTGCCAGGCCCGGATGTCGGCCGGCCGGTAGAGCGGCACTCCCCGGTCGGTGCCGACCGGCTCGGGGAAGTCGTCGAACTGGACGATCCACTGCCGGAGCAGCTCCCGGTTGATGCCGAGGATCTGGGCGGCGTCGCTGACGGTCTTGGCGAGGTCCTCCTGGCGGCCGGGCGCCTTGAGGGCCACCCTGCCGGGGTGGCCGGGCTCGAGCGCCAGCCACGCCCGGATCTGCTCCGGGTCGTAGTAGAACACCCCGTCCACCTCAGCGACGGGCCCAGGGAAGCCCGGCTCGCGCGACCAGGCAGCAAGCTGCTCGGGCTGCACACCGAGAGCCCGGGCGAGGTCCGCGCGGCGGACGGCGCCCGGCGGTGGCCCGCCGGCCGGCCGGTCCTGACCGGCCCGGGCCCGGATCTCCGCGAGCCGGGCCATCATGCTGGCGTACCAGTCTTGCCGGCCGCGCCGCTCGAACTCGGGCTCGAGGAGCCGGAGTCTGGCCTCCACTTCGTCCAGGTCGATGCCGGCGCCAGCGATGACTTCCCCCCAGCGACCCTCACGGTTGACCTCGGTGAGGTACAACGCGAACGGTGAGGCGTTGCCGCGCAGGCCGGGGAACTCCTCGTAGCGCTGCCGCCGCAGTACCTCGTCGATCCCGACCTCCGGGCCGACCCCGAACGAGCCACCCTGATCGATGGGGACCGTGCGACCGTCCGGAGTCCGCATGATGTTGAGGGGGTGCCGGTCACCTTCCGCGGTGAGCAGGTCAGCGATGCCGAGCCGCACCCCGACGGGTTCAGCGGCCCAGCCTTCCTGCCGCCACGGAAGGAACCGCCAGTGGGTGCCCTCGACGTACTCCATGTAGACGGTGCCTGGCCGATCACCGGAGACAGCGACTGGCACACCGGTGTCGAGCGCATCGAGGACCAAGGCACCCAGCTCTTCCCGCTCGGCTTCCCTCACCCCAGCCGGCGTCGGCCCGTACTCCTTCACCACGATGGACTCGCTGCCGGCGGTCCATTCTTCGATCGACCGAGCCGACCGCCTGGCCGCGGCCGCCTCCGGTGACGAGGAGGGGAAGACGCGCCGCTCGACGTGGGCGATGTTCCCACCGCCGAGCGCGATCCGGTGGTAGTCGGTACGGGCGGCCAGCTGCCGGAGCTTCTCCTGGCGTTCCCGGTACGACTCCAGCCACCGCCTCGCCGAGGCCGCCCGGTCACCGCTGCTGCTCGATCCGCCACCACGAGGGCGGGCGGCCGCGGCGAAGCTCCGTGCGGCGGGCCGCCACCGGCCGCCGACCGAGATGCCGCCGATGATGGCGCCGGAGGGCCAACGCGGCTGCAGCGGGTTGAACCGCTTGGCCTCGAATCTAGGGGTGAGCAGCACGGGCACGGGCAGCATGGTGCCCCCCGTGCAGGGCTTGTGGCCTACGACAACGGCGACTCGGGCGGGATCGGGTAGAACGCGAGGTAGCCGTTCGACCAGCCGCCCTGCATCACCTCGTCGACCACCTTGGCGACGTCGCCGTTCAGCTGCCGGATGCGGTGAGCGAGCACCATCTCCGCATCGCCCTCCAGCCGACGCTCCTCGCCGTCGCGGACCACCGCCCCGATCGCCTCTCCGGTGCTGACCACCCGCAGTTCACGCCGCACCTTGTGCCTCCCTTCCCTGCACAGTCTGCCCTGAGATGTCGGTACGCGCGCCACATCAAGATCTGGTATCATCAATGTGTGCGGGCGAGCGACCCGCATGAGGATGAAGTGAGGAACCGGTGGATCACTCCGCCCAGCGGTACGGCCTGGACCGGAATCAGCTGGCGGCCGCGAGCCCATACCGGTACACCGGACCCGCCTGACGCGAGAGCCCTCCGGCTATGCCGGGGGGCTCTTCTTTTGGGCGAGAAACACCGTAATCCGCATGGCTTTTTCGTCGTGGCTGTGGCCGTCCCACTCGCCGTCGTAGGGCGGCGACGGCGGTGTCCCGGTGGGCAGATGCCAGGACACCTGGCCCGTGGGCAGGTCGATGTAGGCAACCACCGAGAAGTCGCGGAACTTCCGGTCGTGGCCGTATCCGGCCCGCAGGCCGGCGGCGAGCGCCAGCTCGACCGATCGGATGACGAGCTTGTTTCGCAACGCCCATTCGGTTGAGGTTCCGGCATCGGGCTTGTGGTCGAGCCGCTGGTCAAGCTCGAGCAGTTGGCGAAGACAGTCCCGTAACTCGTGCACGGGTGCAATTTACTGCGATCGTTGCGGCTCCCTGCGCATTGACTCCCAGATACGAGGGTCGCGATTTCGGCCGGTATTTGACACGAATCCGAACGACCGGTAAAAGCGGATCAACCTGGCCACGTTTGTTCGCTCGCCAGCGGGCGGCTCAGGGGTCAGTCCGATTCGTAGCCCGTCCGTCGCCGGTAAGGCGCTTGGAAGTCACGCCGTCCGGGCGGCGCCGATAGCCCATGCGCTCCCAGAAGCCACGCGACGAGTCGAGAAGGGTGATCTCCTCGACGCCCTCGTCCCGGAGTACGACTTCCAGCCGCTCGACCCACCGCCGCGCGATGCCGCGGCCACGGAACTGGTCGCGGACGGAGATGCCGTCGACCTCGGCGCGCAGCTCCTCGCCGTTGGTCTTGAGCTGGATGCTCCATGACCCGGCCCACTGCTCGTCGATGTAGAAGTCGCCGGTGATGCCGCCGATGCGGAAGCTGCCGGTGCCGCTGACGTAGGTGCTGCGGATCTCCGACCGCTCCCCCGCCGGGTCGCTGTACTGCAGATGGTCGGTCGCCCACTGCCGCAGCCCTGGGCTTTCCGCGCCGAACGACTCCGGAGCGGACGACAAGGTGTCCAGCAGCGCTCGGCGCGGCTGCTCCCCGCCCGATTCTTCGCCTCGCTCGGGGGCCGTGTCGTCCTGAGCGCCGCCAGGGTTGCGCCGCCGCTCGAACCACTCACGTACGGCCCGGCGGGAGTAGACCGCCCGCCCGTTGCGGTAGTCGATGGGCTTCGGGAAGTCCGGGTGCCGGGCCGCCCAGTTGGACACGGCGGATGGCCTGACGCCGAGCTCGCGGGCGATGTCGGCGGCGTACACCTCGTCGTCCGGGTCCCGGCCCTCCGTGGGAGGGTTGACCTCCGCCGGCCTGGACTGGCCCGGGCGGAGCAGCCCGAGCTGCTCGCGCCGTTCCCGCCGCTCACGCTTCTCCCGCTCGGCTTGGGCCTGGCGCTCACGCGCCTCGCGTTGCGCCTGCTGCCGCCGATCGAGCCACGCGAGGACCTCAGAGCGGCGGTACATGACGGATGCGGATGGGCTGTCGATCCGCTTGGGGAAGTCCGGGTGCCGGGCCGCCCAGTTGGTGATGGCCGCGCGGGTGACGCCCAGCTCACGGGCCAGCTGGGCAGATGTAGCGATGTCAGGGTCGTTGATGGCTCCCGCCGACTGTGATCGGCGCCGACCACGGCCGCCCCTGCCGTGCTCCGGTGCCCACCGCCCACCGACGGAGATCCCGCCGATGATCGTGCCGGCGGCCCAACGCAGCTGGTCCGGGCGAAACCGTTTGACCTCGAATCGGGGCACGAGCAGCACGCGGGGATCGTGCATGCCCGAAAGGGCTTGTGACTCAGGCGTGAACTACGCGAGCACCGTCGGCTTCTCGAGCACGACGACGGTGCCGTCGGGCAGCTGCCAGCGGTATCCGGGGCGGATCACCTGGGCGGTACGGCCGCGGGCGATCGATCCGATCGGGGTGTGCTCGCTCGGGTCGAACATGACCCGCTCGCCGGGCTGGGCGATGGGCTCGAATCCGGCCTGGGACATGAGCCGACGAACCTCGGCGACGATCGAGTCCCGGGGCTCGCCGGCGCTGACCATCGCCTCCACCTGGGTGGCGATCGCGGCGAGCGTGCCCGCAGCGACCTGCTCGATCTCGGTGCGGGTGTTGACGTCGTGCACCCGCCCGACCGTCGGCGTGATCGGCAGGTCCTGGTCGGGCTGCCGCCACGTGTAGGAGACCGCGCTGCCGGTGCCGGTTGGCTCGAGGCGCAGCCGGCGCATGTGGGACCGGACCCGGTGCAGCACCGCTCGGTCCGAGGCGCCCTTGGCGATGTCCTCCTCGACCTGGGAGGCCAGGCCAACGACCTCGCGGGCGGTGTCGGTGCGGACCTGCTCGAGCGCCGACGACGGGCCGGTCGTGCCGAGAGCTTCGCGGCCGGCGTCGGTGAGCTCCCACCCACCGTCCGGCCTCTGCCTGATGAGCCCGCGGCGGCTCAGGGCCCGGATCGTTGCTGGCCGGCCACCGCTGCCGCCGGAGGCGAGCGACCGGAGCGCCCTCGTCTGGGGCAGCGACAGCCGTGGGCCCCCGATCCTCACCCAGCGGCCAGCGCCGGGCATGCCGCGTGGGATGCGCGGCTGGTCGGGCCGGTACTTGACCTCGAGGCCGGGGAAGAGCAGCACGGGCACGGCGGGATCATGCCCGCCTGGACCGCCTTACGGCTCGGGCCCGCTCCTAGTCGGTGGCGGGCCCGTCGCTGAGGATCTCGTTGAGGCGCCGGAAGAACCGGTCCTGCGCCTCGGCGGGGGCGTCCATCATCGTCGCGTGCAGGTTGTAGTCGGACGATTCCCGGTTCGTTCGGTCATCAGGCACGGGGCCGTCTACGCCGGCGGTGAGCTGCTCAGCGATCCACTGGCTGTGGAGCGCCTGCATCTCTCGGGCGCGCCGTACCCGCTCGTCGACGGGAAGAAGTCTCACCGCCATGTCCTAAGTGTACCAGTTGCATCGATGGGCTTTACAGGTACAGGACGCCGCGCCAGCTCGAGCCCAGCATCAGCCACTTGCCTGGCCAGATCGCGTTCCGACCGCCTTGGCCTTCCTGGCGGCCGAATCGGGCGATCTCCGGGGCGCTTGCCGGGCGTCGACCGGCGAGCATGTCGTCAATGTAGTCGAGCAGCTCGTCCATCTGCTGACGAGTCAGCCCCGCCGGGGGTGCGTTCCGTGCGGCCTCGACCCTGGTGCGTGCCCATCTGAGGAACGAATCAGCGGCGGCCTCGTTCTCGAACTCGAATCCCTGGGTGGCCCATGTGTAGCCGCCCACGTCGATGTTGGCGTGGAGGCGGACCCTGGTAACACCCGAGCGCCGGTACCAGTCGAAGAGGTTTGCCATGAGGCCGTGGGCGAACCCCGTCCCCCGCACGTTCGGCTCGAGGCGCAGGTAGGAGTGGTAGGCAACGAGTTCGCCGGTGAACGGATCGCGGTCGATCCGCGCTTCGGCGTGGCCGACCCGCCGACCAGTGGCGTCGTAGACGCTCGCGTCGAATGAAAGCCCGCTGGCCCGGCCGTCACTGCCACGCGCCACGGTGGCGCGGTCGACCTCCAGCCGCAGATCGCCGTACGTTCCCTCGACACCCATGCGGATGCCCTGCACGGCCTGCTCTTCCTGGGTCGACGCGGTAGCGATGAGCTCATTCAGCGGCCGGGTCCTACGGTTGAGGAGCATGGACGGGTCCGGTGCTGCGACCGTGGGAGCGGCCGGCTCCCGGACCGTGACCCTCGACGTTCTAAGCCGTGGTGTCGGCGTCGGTGGGGTTTGCCGCGCCCGCCGGCGGGCCTGTTCCTCGGCGAACAACGCCAGGGCATCCATTGCGGCCTGGCGTGTGCGGAACGGTCCGCCAGGCACCCGGATGCCGGGCTCACCCGCAGGTGGAAGGGCGTACGCCTCCCATCCCGTCGAGCCTCGCTGACGCACCACCTGGCCCACGTACTCCCCGCCGCCGGATCTAGCGCTCGGGCCGGCGTAGACGTCGTACACGCCGGCCATGGCGGGAGCGCGGACTGCCCTGGTAGCCGGCGGCGTCCTTGTGCTCGGTGCGGATTCACCGGCTGCTGCGTCCATTAGCAGCCGGATCGCGCTGTCGCGGTCGTCGACAGCAGCTGCGGCACCCGGGGAACGCACGATCCGGCCATCCGGGGCAAGCGCAAGCCACCGCCCGGCCGGGGTGTCAACGACGATGCCCAGGTTGCGTTCGCCCTGCGTGACCCGGAACGCGGACCGCTCAGGAGCGGGCCAGGACCACGGGGTGAGCGTCACCTCCGGCACGGACGTCGCCGCCTGGCGGGCCGCGCGGTCCTGCATCCGCTGGTGGTGGGCCAGCACCGTTTGAACCGCGGAGGCTTTCAGCCTGTTCGGGCCGTTGACCTGCAGCCACTGCCCGTCGGCGTCCTCAACGGACCACCCGAAGCTCCAGCGGTGGATGGCTCCCACCCTGGTGGAGCCCACGTAGATGTCGTGACTCTCCCTGGCAGGCCCCCATTGGTTCCGCGCCGGGGTCTCCCGACGAACCCCGTACACACCGGTCATGCCACCGGTGAGGTTCCGCGGCAGGGTTACCGCGCCTTCCGGAAGGCCTGCTGGGCGGGTACGTCTCGTTGACCGTGGCGCCGACCGTCGCGTGGTCGTCCGAGCCGCGCTGCTGGACCGCCGCGGCCTGGCCGATGAGCCGCCGAGGATGGCCGCCCAGCGGCCGCCGACGGCGATGCCGCCGATGATGGTGCCGGCGGGGTGGCGCGGCTGGTTGGGGTTGAAGCGTTTGACGGTGTACCGCGGCGTCAGGAGCACGGCCGGATGATCCGCTGGCCGCTCCGTTTACGTCGAGGTCAGCGGCCCCGTCTGCGGCTGCGCTGCGCGGCCGCCAGCGACCCGTCGAACATCCAGTCGTAGTCCGGGACCTTCGGCTTACGACGGTCGTCGGCCGCCTTGGTTTCGACCAGCTGGCCCGTGTCGGGGTCATACACGCCGACCTGCTCGAGCTCGATCAGGTAGCGGTCGCCATCCTCCGCTGAGGTCTTCTCGACGCGCACAATGCGGAACCTACCCCCGGTGACGTACTCCCGCGGGTCGTAGCGCTCCATGAACTGGGTGTATTCGCCGGCCGGGAGGTCATCGGGCGCGTCCAGTTGCCCACCCCGGACCGCCTTGGCGTCCCGGACCACGAACGTCACGTCGGTTCCGTATCGGGCAACAACGTCCGCACGGGTGCCGAACGACGCGAGCGGCAGGTCGATGAAGGCGCCTTCCTTGAAGACAGCCGGCAGACCCATGCCCATCAGGTCGACCCCGCGGTACAGCTCGGGCACACGAGGCGCGTCGCGAACGCCGCTCATCAGCACGTAGGCCTGCATGCGTCGAAGCTCTGGGACGTTTAGGTTCCGCGTCACGCTGAAGCCGACGCGAGCCCCCGGGGCCTCGTCGTGGGAGACGTGTACATCCGCCTCGCGCCCTTCTGTGTCGAAACCGGCGAGCTCGAAGGCAGCGCGGCGGATCTCCCGTGCTGGAATCCAGTAGTCCCAGTCGCCACCCGACGCCATCAGCCGGGCTAGCACCTGCGGCGTGACCTCACCGTCGTCCAGGCCGACCTCATCGAGCAGGCGGAGCTTCACGCCGGTCGTGTCACCGATCCGAACCCTGATCCGCTCGAGCTCAATCTGGCTCTCGCCGGCCTGACGCCGCCGGTGGTAGTCCCGCACCTGCTCGAGCAGCTCCTGGGCCCTCTCCCGGGCCCGGGAGCGAACGAGCGCCAGCGGATCGGGCGCGGCCGGCGCCGACGCTGCAGACCCTCCCGGCCAACGCCGCGAACGAAGGGCGCGGCCCAGGACCCGAGCCCAGCGGCCGCCGACGGCGATGCCTCCGATGATCGTGCCGGCGGGGTGGCGCGGCTGGTTCGGGTTGAAGCGCTTGACGGTGTACCGCGGCGTCAGGAGCACGGCCGGATGATGCCGACCAGAGGGGACTTGCGTACGAACAGCGAGAGGCCCCCGACCTTTGTGGATCGGGGGCCTGGGGCGTCAGGCGGCCTTCCGCTCGGCGATCTCGTCCGTCTGGGAGATGTCGAACACGTAGGCCACCCGGTAGCGCATGCGCCCTTCCTCGACGACGTTCCCCTCATCGTCGGTGACGGGCTCCGTCTGACCGGCGGGGGCGAAGATCAGGATGCCCTGCTCACCCTTGCGGACCTGCCGACCCCGCTTCTGCCAGGCCTTGTACCCGTCGACGTCGGTGGCGGTCGGCATCTGCATCGCGATCAGCAGAGCGTTCCGCATCGAGTAGCCGTCGAACCGGGCGGTGATGACCGCGATCTCGGCCTCGCTCAGCTCCGCCTCGTACTGCTCGAGCCTTGCCTTGAGGTCGGCGATCTGCTGGCGCCGGGCGGCGATGTCGGCTGCGGTCTTGCGGCGACGGTAGCTCATCGTGGCGATCTCCCTCCTGTGCGGGTCGCTCACCCGCACACACATATGATACCACGATGATCGTCAGTGGCGCAAGATCACTAGCCGGCGTAGTAGGCGTTCGGCTGGCCCGCCCTGGCCGGGTCCTCCTCACGGCCGCTCCGCTTCGCGGGCTTCTTCGCCGGTGCCTTCGCCCCGGAGCTCGTGTCCGCGGTACGGCCTTCGTCGGCCGGCTGATTCCTGGGCTCCTCGCCGGCGTTCTGCTGCGCTGGCTGGCCACCTCGAGGTCGGGTCCGCGGCTTCGGGTTGCGGATCCAGTCGGGTAGGTCGTCGACGGTCTCGGCCTCGTCCGCGGCCCGGAGGAGCTCGTCGAACTCGGGGTCGCCGGGCAGCAGCTGCATGACGTTGACGGCGCGGGCGCACGCTCGGCTGATCTCGGGGTCATCCTCAGCCACGGCTGGCCTCCTTCACGCTTGTCGATCGGTCTGGCATCGTAACCAACGCCGTACCGCCGTTAGGCCTTCTCAACGATCACCGCGGTCCGGTTGAAGATCACGATGTAGTCGCGGCCCTCGACGTGCATCGCGTCGTAGCCGAGCCGCGCAGCCAGCGCCCCGGGGTCGATGAACACCCCCGTCTGCTCGTACTCCTCCCGAGCCAGCCGGGCCATCTCCAGCCCCGATGCGATCACAGCGTCGCGGTGCAGGACCATGCGGATCATCACCCCGCCCATGTCGGGCTGGGCCCACGCACTGACCTTCTCCCGGTTCATGCCGGTGTAGATGCCGTTGCCGTGGGTGCCCTCGCCGTAGTAGGCCGGGCCAGTGCGGAACTGCTCGGCCTGCTGCAGAGAGATCTTCCGCTTCTCCCGGCGGGATAGGGTCTGCCCATCCCGGCCGCGCTGGTGGATACCGCGCCACAGCTCGATGCCGCCGGCCTCGATCTCCGCATCCAGGTCTGCTGCCGTGCCCACCCGCGGCGGGCCGTCGAAACCCTGCAGGTGCGCGTACGCAGCCACCAGCCTGGAGTTGGGCGTCGAGTGCTCCTTGACCGCCTCGAGGGCCTCGGTGATGTCCACGTCCCGGCCAAGGTCTCGGCCACGAACCATGATGTGAGTCGTCACCCTAGGCTGCTGCTGGCCCGACGGCCTGCCAGGCTGCTGCTGTCCTGGGACCGGCCCAGGGCCTGACGGGCTCGCCGATCGTCGGCCACGGCCGCCACTGCTCCGCGGGGCATCGGGGACGTCGATGAACCGTCCGTCGGGCCCGCGGGGGTGCAGCAGGGCGTTCCACGGCCGGCGGATCTTCACCTCGTATCGGGGCACCAGGATCGCCGGCATGCCGGCCATCATCCGCACCAGCCCCGGCTAAGGTCCGGGCCCCTGCCGGCAGGCATGAAAAGAGGGCCACCCCGCCGGCTGAACGGGATGGCCCTCCTCGGCGTGCCTGGCGTTCAGCCGGACCGCCAGGTCCGACCGAGCCTGTTACGCCTGTGCACCAGCGTAGGTGCCGTTGACCGGGGCGGCCGGGGCAGCCGGGCCGACCACCGGGCTCTTGGGGGCGATGTCGTCGATCTTGGGAGCGACGGGCGCCTTGCGTGGCCGCCGCGTCCTCGTCTTGCTGCTGGCCGCGATCCTTTGCGCCGCTGGCGTCATCCGAGGCTGGGCGGTTTGCTCCGCGCGCTTCTTCTGCCGCCGGCGTTTGGGTCGACGGCCCCTGATCATGGAAACGCCGGTCTCCACCACCAGGATCACGACGACTAGGAACAGGCCGTAACCCGCTACTCCCCAGGCTCCGTCGATGAGGCCCGAGCCGACGTTGCAGGCGGTGGACATCGCGAAGCCGAAGATCATCACCCAGAACCCGTACCGGCGGGCGTGGCGCGTGAACGTCAGCAGCTTGCCGTACACGGCCACGAAGTCGATGAAAATGAATAGGGTTTCCGCCTGGTAACCGGGTAGGCCTAACCAATGCCCGATATGGGTGATGTGGGCGCGGGAGATGAAGAGGCCATACCCCATGATCGCGAAGCCGGAGACGTAGCTCAGGATCTCTGCGGCGAGATCCAGCCGACTGAGCTTCTTCTTGCCCCCCTGCTGCTTCTTCTCCATCGGTCCCTCCTCCGATGTGAGGCCAGGTGCGTCCTGGCGTCCGGGGCTCGCGCTTTCGCTGGCCCCCGCGACCAGCGACGTGCTGCGGTAGCCCTTTTGGGTCGGCGCTGCGGTCGCGGCTCGTGCCGTTCGCGCGCTCGAGGCCCGTTGGACTGCACCTGGGGCGATGGGGCGACGATTGAGTTGTCAAGGAAACCAGTGCGGGTCGCTCACCCGCGCACAACAATGATAGTTGTGGTCGGGAGGCTATGCAAGCCTAGTCATGAAGAAACCCCGGCACCGTGCAGTGCCGGGGTTAGCCCCTTCCCACCTTGGCCGCTATGCCTCCTGGCTGCCCTCCTCCTTGGTGTCACCAGCCTCGGCCGGGCCCTCCGAGCTGCCAGCCTGCTCGGCGGACTCGTCCGTGCTGTCGCCCGAGCTGACCGCCGAGTCGCTGGCCTCCGGCGCCGGGTCCGTCTCGCCGCTCGAGGCGTACTCCTGCGCGGCGGTGTCCGGGCCCGACGTGTCGACCGCGATCGCGGTCTCGTCTCCTGCCACTCTGCCTCCCGAATCGGTCGGTGCGATCGTTCGGGTACCGAAGCTAGGCACGAAACCGGCCAGAGACCTGGAGCAACTTCTGCTCGGCGTGTCGTGCGCGGACTACCGCGCACCCCGCAGCCGCGCCTGCAAGTCGAGCAGCTGCCGGTGCAGCTCCACCCGCTCGCGGAGCAGAGCCTCGGCCTCGGGCCGGCTCATTCGAGCTGGCACACCCACCTTGGCGATGTTCCGCGAGAGGGTCACCGTGTTACGGCTGGCCGGCCCGATGACGGCCTGCAGCTCAGCGAGTGACCACCCATACGTGAGGTGAAGCACCGCGGCGGCCTGGTAGATAGTCTCGCGGACCTCCGCACGCGCCTTCCGCAGAGCGGACCGTGCCGGAACCTTTCCCCGGCCCGTCGCGAGCGCCGTCTCGACCTGCTCGGAGAGCGCCTCGATGTTAGGGACCTCGGCCGGCCGGTAGCGTTGCCGCTTGGCGTGGCGGACGGTCAGCCGCTGCGCCTCGTTCAGGTCCTCGATACGGTCACGCAGCTCCCGGGCCCGGATGGAGAGGTCGGCGAGCCGCCGGTCCAGGTTGGGCCGCTTGGGAGCCGGCTCGGCCGCGAGGGTTCGGTCCCGCCCGGTGCCGGCGATCCGCCGGACCGGCTCGACCGGCCAGCCCCAGTGCTCGATGACCGCCCGGGCGACAGCGTTCCGCTCGCCGGTCACCTCGGCGAGCTCCGCCTTCGTGGAGGCGATCCGCTCCCGAATGTGGGCGAGCCGCTCGTCGGGGGCGTCCGGCAGGTCGTCCGGCGGGGTCGGGGTGTGCCGCGACGCCTCCCAGGCGCGTGCCGCGGCCTCGAGCGCCTCGGACCAAACACGGTGCACGCCAGCCGACAGCTCAACTAGGTCGGTGAGCCGCTCCTCTGCCTTCGGAACCCGCTTGGGCTGGGGGTTCCGAAGGACGGCCCGCTCGAAGGCCGCGCGGTCGCGCGGGCCGACACCGATGATCCGGCCGACCCGGCTCAGCGGCCAACCTGCCCGGTGCACGAGGTACGCGGCGACGACGTTGCGCTCGTCAACGAGGCGGTCCCGCAACACGTGCGCCCGGCAGGCGACCATCTCCAGTTCGATGGCGCGCCGCACGGGGTCGTCGATCCCGCTGGCCGTGGCCAGCGCGTCGCGCAGCGCGTCGATGTCGTAGCGAGTCACGGTTGGCTCCAGAGCCTCGTCGTCAAGCACCACATAAGTGGCCTCGACGGTGATTGTCATTGTCGTTGTACCTCCCATCCGTGCGGGTCGCTCGCCCGCACACACACTGCTACCGTAGCACACGAAAACGGGCCAGGAGCAACTCCTGGCCCGCCTAACGGGTGAAGATCAGACGCCCAGCCGGGCGTACACCCTGTCGCGCAGCTCCCGCGCCTTGTCGGGACCCAACCTCTCGACGATGGCGTACGCCTGCTTCCGCCGCTCCTGCTGCTGGTCGGGCGGAAGCTGCGCGATCCAGTCGATCGGTATCTTGTTGCTGCTCCGCTGCTGCTCCCAGTCCCACCACTCGATGAGGTCGGCAACCTCCAGATCTATAGGTTCCGGTGCTGTCACGGGTGAGCCTCCCGGGGGTAGCGGATCGGGGTGCGCCAGGACGGCCGAGCGCACCCCGAAGTTGGACGGGGAATCAGGCGGCGGCCTTCATCTGGGCGTTCGCCGCGAGAATCTGGGCCAGCGTCTTGGCGGCCGACGGTAGGACCAGGATCGTGACGGTGATGGTCCCCTGGACCTTCCTCGCCGCGCTGTACACGTCGCGCGCGACGGTGCCGGTCACGATCACGTCGTGAGTGACCTCGAGGAAAGGATCGACCCGCGGAACCACGTCGGCACCGAGCACCAACGGGCGCCAGGCCTGGCCGCAGATCAGGCGATGCAGCGCGTTCTCACCTCGTGTGGTCGTCGCGGTCTCGATGTCCACGTTGGCGACCCGGGCCGCGGCGAGGACCTCACGGCGCGTGTCGTCGTCGTCGGTGATCAGCAGAGGGGTGGTGGCCACTGTCTGTTCCTCCTTGGTCGCGCGGGTCGCTCACCCGCGTGTGGTCTATCGGTGGCACGCCGGCGGCGAGTCCGACGAGCGTGGTCATGGAGCGAACGGTCATGCCCCGGCGTGCCACTGGCATCGATGGTGGACACGAAACCGGCCAGAGCCCCGTAGCGAGCCTCTGTTCGGCGTGTCGCGGTCGTCGCGAACGAAAAAGGGGTGGGACACCGTGTCGGTTGTCCCACCCCTTCGGATGGCTCACGCAGCGACCGCGACGCTGGCGGTCAGCTCGGCGATTGCCCTGTCGGCCGCGGCGATCGCCTCTGCCAGGGTCCGTGCCGTGTCGCACCGGTGACCGTCCTCTCCTCGGATCACGGACCAGTTCCAGACCTGGCCGTCACCGTCGGTGTAGATGCGAGCCCAGCAGCCGCTCTCCGTCTTCCGGGTGAGCCGCACGCCGTAGCCGGCGGTGAGGTCGTAGCTGCCGGTCCACTCGCCGCGGTCGGGCTGGTTGTACTCCCGCCAGGGGTACCGCTCGCCCTGGATCTCGACGTAGGCCGGTGGCCATCCTGGGCCGAGCGTGTACCACCCGGGGCCGGGCTTGTACATGAGGCCTCCCTCCTGCTGCGGGTCGCTCACCCGCACACAGGAAGTATACCGCGCCTACTTGGTCTTGATCAAGGCACGGTCAACATCGGCGTACCGCAGGATCTCCTCCCACAGATCGTTGTACTCCTCGGGGTCGACCTCGGCGAGGTCGTCAACGTAACGGTCAAGGGGCCCGCCATCGCTGCCGCACTCCTTGATCCACTTGCTGGCCCGAAGCCGAGCCACGACCTGATCGCGGAACTCCTCGAACGACAGCCGGTTGCTGCGGTGAAGGTCGTACACGTCTCGCAGATCGACGACGTAGATCCACGGCGACTTGCCGGCTCTACGGAGCGCCTGAGCCTTGGCGTAGGCGACCGCCTTGACGTAGATGCGGTCGTCGAGGGCGTCGAGTTTCATCATCCACCTCCTTCGCTGCGCGGGTCGCTCACCCGCAGTACCGGGAAAGTAACACGGGGCCCCCGGTGTGACCGGGAGCCCCGTGGGAGCGTGTCTACCGCCGCCGATCGTGGAACGCGAACGCCCCGTAGAACGCCCGGTCGATCAGCTCGGCCAGCCGTGAGTCCGACGAGGCGACGAACGACCCGCCATCGACGTAGACCGGCCAGCCGGTCTCCGGCAGCGGCTGCACGTGCCAGATGATCCGGTCGCCCATGCGGCGGGCGACCAGCACGACAGGCGGCGCCAGGTAGGTTGGGGTGTGCAACTGGCAGTCCCGCGGCAACGGCTCGATCTCCGGCCGCTCGGCGCTGGGCAGCCTGTCGATGTACCGGACGATCCCGACGAGGGTCACCTTGGTGATGTGCTCGGGGGTATCGCCGCAGCTGGCGAACAGCGGGTTGCGGTAGACGTAGAGCGTCAGGCCCTTCATGATGCTCCTCCCTGCGGGTCGCTCACCCACACACATCAATGATACACCACAGGTCGGACACGACAAAGGGCCCCGCGGGTCGTCCCCGCAGGGCCCTTGCCGGGAGGGAGAGTCAGCTCTCGCCCGGCATCATGATCGTGATGACCGGCTCACCGGCGTCGCCCGGGCCGATGCGCAGCTGCAGCCGCACCTTGCGCGGCGTCCGGGCCCGGCCGCCGCGGGGAACCCGCAGGAGCTCGAACGTCACCTGGTTAACGTCCCTGGCCCGCCATGCGGCCAGGTACGCCATCCAGAGGACATCATGGAGCCGGCCGGCCTCGTCCTGGGGCACCTGACGGTCGCTGTCCTGGTCCGTCCACGCTACGCAGTCGGCGTACACGCCTGCGGTGAGCGCGACCGGGACGGTGAAGCCCATCTGCCGTGCCGTCTCGGTCACGTCGACGAGCACGCCGTCCTCGATGGCCTGCGCCCGGGTGTACTGGTGGATGACCTCCGCACCCTTGAACATCGGTGCTTGCTCCCTTCTGCGCGGGTCGCTCACCCGCACACATACATGATAGCACAGTGCCCGCCCGGGGCGGCGTCCGGGCGGGCACTGTGGGTCAGGGGATCGTCAGCCGGTCTGGACGATAAACCGGCACTTCGGGCACAGGAACCCGTGCGCGGTGCGTCCGGTCTCTGCCCAGACCTCGTACCGGACCCAGGCCGCCACGTCCGGCTCCGGCCGGCACCGGCACCAGCCGTCGCGGCGGGCACCGCGGCCGTCGGAGGTGAGGAGTGCCCACTCCAGCGGACCGGCGGCGGCCCGGTACTGCTCGACGGTCATGCCACCCGCACGACGGTTGGTCATGACCCGAGCGTGGGTCGCGGAGGACCATCCTCCCTGGACCAGGAACAGCGGCCCGTCGAAGGACTCAATGAGAGTCCCGACTGGCGCGGTGCTGATCCGGTGCCAGATCTGCTCCCAGCGCATGCTGGCGGCTCCCTTCTGTGCGGGTCGCTCACCCGCACACATCTATGATACCACAGGTCGCCCGGCATGCGCCTCGAGGTGAAAACGGCCCGAATGTTATTCGTGGCTTCGTCACCCCGGCGAGAGCAAGGGGAGGGGGCATGGTGCCCGCCCGGGACGGCGGCCGGGCGGACACCATGGGCCGTGGGTCAGCGGGCCTCGACCTCGAATCGGCACGTCGGGCACAGGTAGCCGTGCGAGATACGCCCACTGGCGAACGTCCAGACCTCGTACCGGACCAGGGTCGACTTCGCCGGCGCCGGCTTACACCGACACGGAATGAACCGGTGGCCGGCGCGCCCGTCGGAAGTGAGCGCCGCCCAGTCCCGCCCGTCGCCCGGGGCAACCCGGCCGCCGTCGACCAGCATCATCGGCCCGTCGAAGGACTGGATGGTGGCCCCGACCGGCGCGGTGCGGATCTCGGCCCAGATCTTCTCCCAGCCCTCCATGGCTGGAATCTCCCTCCTGTGCGGGTCGCTCACCCGCACACACCTATGATAGCACGTGGCCCCGAGGATCTCCCCCGGGGCCACGTGGTTTGGGATCAGGCCAGCCCGACCAGCTTGACCAGCGACTCCGGCACGTCGGTGTGCCTCTCGTCAGGTCCCTCGGGACCGACGAAGACGACATCCCCGACGAGCTGGCCGCCGGGCGCGTGCCAGCCAGCGAGCCGAGCCAGGGTGGTGGCGACCGTGTTGGCGGGCTTGCGCTTGAGCAGGCCCTCCTCGTCGCAGTACCCGACCCATCCGGGGCCGGCGATGGCCTCGATGTAGCCGTCGACCGCCTTCTGCAACTGGGCGAGGTCGGGAACGATGTCCACGATCTCGACCGTGCCGTCGGTCCGGATGAGCAGGGCCTTGATCTGCTCCACCGCTGTCTCCCTTCCGTGCGGGTCACTCACCCGCACACACATATGATACACTGGTGGTGGCTGACGAGGGAAGCCGCCTCACAACTCCACAGCGGACCCGCGCGGGCGCGCGGACAGGGGCCCTCCCCAACGCCCAGGGGGGCGTGAAGGGGACGCGAAACACCCAACCCTCAACCCCAGGGAGGTTCCCATGTCCGTCACCTTCACCTCCGCCGCCGGCAGCCCGACGCTCAACGTGGCGAACGGCAACGCGGCCGAGCTGTTCGAGCTGCTCGGCCTCGAGTTCGACGGCGACTACGGTGAGGCCACCGCCGAGGACTTCCTCGGCCGCGTGCTGATCGCCCAGGCCCTTGTCGGCGTCGCGTTCGACGACGAGAACGGGCGGCCCACCTTCTCGGAGGGCCTGGAGACCTGGTGCGGCCGGCGGCCCGGCTACCTAGCCGAGAAGCTGGCCATCCTCCACCGGATCGCCACCTGGGCGGTGGAGCACAAGGCAATGGTGTGGTGGTCGTGACCGCACGGGATCACCGATGCCCCGCCCGCAGGCGGGGCATCGGTGTCTTCGGAGGGCTTGTGCACGCCCAGCACCGGACTATGATTGATGTGTGCGGGTGAGCGACCCACACGGAAGGAGCGTCATGGACATCAACCGGGTCGAGACCAAGCAAGAGATCGCCGCTCGGTGGCGGCGCGAGGGCAAGAGGTTCAGCCTCAGCGACGTCGACGAGGAGTTCCAGCGTCAGTGCGACTGGTCGCAGCGGCTCCTCGAGGAGCACATCCTCGCCGAGCAGCCGGGCAGCGAGGCAGCGGCCCAGACCCGCGACCACCGGCGCGCCGGCCATTGGACGACCCACCGGCGCGAGCCGGCTGCCTGGGGACCGACCATCTGACGCGAGTGCCCCGCCCTGGCGCCAGGGCGGGGCACTCTTTTCTAGCGGTGACCTACATCGATGCTTGGTGGTGTGGCTCCCGGGGTCCCGCCGGCCGGTTGGCCGGACCCCGGGCTGTGCAGGTGTGCGTGCCAGTCGGGCTGGGTCGCGTTTAACCGCCCATGTGCCGGCCTGGGCAACCCTGGACCTCGACTTGCCACGGGGTCGAGGCCGCGACCCTATGGGGGCTTGTGTGGCACCGGGACATGACCTCACCAAGACCTAGCCGGTGCCGATGGACAGGGTATGCAGGACGATCGGACGGTTTCCGGCGACACGCCGAGGCTAGTCCCGGTACAGCGGGTTCGGGACGCCGTAGCCGTCCCAGGCGTTACCGTACGGGTCCGGCCGCCAGTCGGCCCGCGGTTCCCAATCGGCCGGCACGATCTCGGCCTCGATGAACAGGGTCTTGGACAGGTCGGATCGTTCGACGCCCGTGACCGTGTAGCGGCCTTCCCGCAGGGGTGAGTAGGGGCCGTAGTAGGCGGCGTGGATGACCATGCGGGTGCCGCGGGCCAGGAGCAGCTCGTGCTCGTCGCCGACGCTGGCGAATCCGGCGGCGTTCGGCACGTCGTGGAGCTCGGCTGCCCGGGTGCCGGCCGGGACTCGGATCATGAGCTGGATGGGCAACTCGGAGAAGGCGCCGGAGTTGGAGCTCCAGTTCGTGCTCAGGTAGGCGGGCTCGGTGAGCACCTGGCCGACGAGGCTGGATGGGTCGTCCTCGCCGAACCGGAAGCCCGGCAGCGCGGACGGCAGCACGCCGCGGAAGACGATCACACCGTCTACAGTGGGCGTCATGGCCGAGTCGATGAGCTCGATCTGGGCCCGGTCCTCGTCGGTGAGGGTGCCCTGCCGTATCCGGTCGTTGATCGATGCGTCCCTGATGTAGGCCCAGAGCGCCTCGACCTGCTCGCGAGTGAACCGGCCACGGTCGAGGCCGGCGCCGCCGGTGGGTGATGTGAACCGGCGGTCGAACTGGAGCTGCTGGTGGCGGCCGTAGTGCATGCCGCCGGCGCCGGTCGCTCGCCGGCGCAGCTCGAGTTCGAGCGCGTGCACCAGGGCGACGCGCTCGTCGAGGTTCAGGTCCTCGGCGAGGAGACGCCGGGCGGCCTCCTCGGGGTTGTCGGCGCGGGCGAGCTCGAGGCGGGCGTCGTTGACGCGCCACGACTGGCCGCGCAGGATGGCCTGGTCGCGCATCTTCAGCGCGGTGGCCCATGCCTTCCGCTCCTCCGGGCTGCCGTCGCCGGCGGCGAGTCGGTCCTGGATCTCGCGGGCCGCGTTCGGGGTCGCGGGGTCGCTGAACCGGGCGTACACGGCGGCCGCGGCCGGATCGGTCGGAGCGTCCGGGACGACCCAGATCCGTTCGGCCAGCCTCTGGTCGACCTGCTCAGTGCCGTCGTTGGCGCGGATGTGCACGGTGCCGTCGGGGTCGATGCTCACCACCCGGCCGGTCATGCCTCCCCTGGCGACCTGCACCAGGGCGCCGACCTTCACCGGTCTGCCGCTCGCGTCCAGCGGCCCCTCGTTGACCCGCACCGCGTCGGCCGGCCAGGTCTCGACCTCCGCCTCACGGCCGTCGTAGCCCTCGAACCAGGTCAGGACCGTCACCCGGCCCTCGTTCTCGCCGATGATGCGGCCGTGCTGCCTGGTCTGCGGGTTGTAGGCCCACCGGTCCGTCAGCTGGCCGAGCCGCTCCGGGGGATCGGATGCCCGGAACCCGGTGCGGTGGACCACGCCGGAGCTGTTGAGGTGCAGGCGACGACCTATCAGCCTGCCGAGGTCGATGTCGAGGTCCGGCTTCTCGGCGAACCGGCCAAGCCGGTCCCGCACGACCTGCGACTCATCCCAGACGCGGCGCTTCGTCTCGTAACGCGGGACCAGGAGCAGCACACGGCGATCGTGCTGGCCGCGGCCGGCTTACGTCAGCAGCGCCTTCCGGGCGGCCGCGAGGTCCCGGAACTGCCGCGGCTGGCCGAGGGTGTAGAGCGGGCTGTACCGGGCGGCCTCGTCGACCACGGCGGCCGCCTTCGCCTTCTTCGCAGCCAGCTGCCGGGCGACCGTCCACACGTACCCGGTCGCCTGGACGCCGGCGACAGAGCCGGGCTTCGGCACGTACCCGGCGGCGTTACCCGAGTCGGCCCACACCATGCCGATCACGCCCGTCTCATCAGACAGGGCGGCGGCACGGATCGGCCCCTGCGGGGTCGACGAGAACCCGGTGGTCGCTGCGGCGCCGGCCGGACGGAGCTCGACAGAAGGGCTGGTCACGCGGGCCATCGTAGGGGCCGGCGACCGTTACCGCCCTAGCCGAGCAGTGAGCCGCGAGGTCCGCGGCCGTTACCGCCCTCTCCTTCGTCATCCTCCAATGGCCATGTCAACGAACCGGGAGTAGTGAAGCTGGGACGCGACGGTCACGGTGTCGGTGGGGCCGTTGCGGTGCTTCGCGACGATGATGTCGGCCTCGCCGGCGCGGGGCGTCTCGGGGTCGTAGATCTCCTCCCGGTGGACGAAGATCACGACGTCGCTGTCCTGCTCGATCGCGCCCGATTCACGAAGATCGGCAAGCATGGGCCGCTTGTCGGCGCGCAGCTCGGGACCACGGTTGAGCTGGCTCAAGGCGACCACCGGCACGTCGAGCTCCTTGGCGAGCAGCTTGAGCCCGCGGGACAGCTCGGACACCTCCTGGGTGCGGTTGGTTTCGCGCCGGGCGGTGGGGGTGGTCATGAGCTGCAGGTAGTCGACCACGATGAGCCGAAGGTCCCGGGTTTGCTTGAGCCGCCTGGCCTTGGCCCGGATCTCCGCGAGCGAGATGGACGCGGTGTCGTCGATGAACAGCGGCGCGTCGGAGATCTCGCCGATGCGGCGGGCGAGCTTGAGCCACTCGTCGTCGGAGAGCCGCCCGGTGCGGAGAGCCTCGAGCCGGATCTTGGCCTCGGCGGAGAGCATGCGCAGGCCGATCTCGAGGCGGCTCATCTCGAGCGAGAACAGGGCGGTGGTGAGGCCGTGCCGGATCGCTGCGGAGCGTACGAAGTCACCGGCGGCGAGGGTGGACTTGCCGGACCCGGGCCGGCCGGCGACCACGATGAGCTGGCCGGGGTGCAGGCCGCCGAGCAGCCGGTCGAGGTCGGCGAACCCGGTCGGGACGCCGCCGGTGGCGTCGGCCCTGCTCGCCGTCTCGATCTGGTCGAGGGTGGGCTGCAGCAGGTCCGCGAGGGTCACGAAGTCCTCGCCGGCGCGGCTGGTGACGTCGTGGAGGAGCTGCTGGGCCCAGTCGACGATCTCGCGGGCGTTCCCGCCGCCGGCGCGGGCCCGGTCGGCGATCCGGGTGGTCGTTTCAAGTAGCCGTCGAAGTAGGGCCCGTTCGGCGACGATTTTCGCGTAGTAGGCCGCGTTCGCGGCCGTCGGGACCTTTTCAAGTAGATCGTGAAGGTACGGGGCGCCGCCCACCTTCCCGAGGGCGCCTGCGGTCTGTAGCGCGTCGACTACAGCGATCGGGTCGGTGGCGGTGCCGCGGCCGTACAGGTCAACGATCGTGGCGAAGATCGTGACGTGGGCCGGCCGGTAGAAGTCGCCGGCCTGGACGATCTCTACGACGTCGCCGATCGCGTCCTTCGACAGCAGCATCGCGCCGAGCACGGCCTGCTCAGCCTCGAGGTCGTGCGGCAGGGCGCGTGTGCGCGGTTCAGCGTCCACGCTCATTGGCTGGCTCCGGGGGTGTCGATCAGGTGTGGTGTGGAAGCGGCCCCATTCTCCCGCGCCCGGCGGATCGGATCGCGGCGCCACGCCACCAGCCGGTCGGCGGTGAACCCGTTCACCGTCACGGTCGCGGCGGCCTGCTGGGCGAGGAACAGCGCCCGCTCGAGCGGGAACAGGTGGGTGGCACGCCACTCGTCGTCCCCCTCGGAGAGTGCGCAGACGGTGTACCGGGTAACCTGCGTGATCACCCGTGTGTCCCCTTTCTGGACCGGCCGAGTCATACGGGTATGGCCTCCTGCACATAGACGACCTTCCGCTCCTCCTCGCCGGAGCCGACGGTCTCCGCAGCCGCGCCCTCCTGTTGCTCTTGCTCGGCAGCTCGGGCCTCGGCCCGGTCGAGCACGTACCGGGCGAGAGCCCGTATCCGGTCAACGTCCGGCTGGGTGAGGAGCTCGGCGACGGGGGCGGTCGGGTCAACGATCGGCTCGGACTGCTGCCGCTTCACGCCGAGCACGTCAGCCATCGGGGGGTCGGAGCCCTCGTCGGAGACGAGGTAGTAGGCGATGACCTGGTTGTCCTGGCCGTCGCGATGGAGACGGCCAATGCACTGACGATGGATGCCGGGTGACCAGTCGAGCTCGCCGAACACGATGACGTTGCAGACCTGCTGCAGCCCGTCCAGGCCGGCGCCGGAGCGCAGGCTCATGATGAGCACCCGCGAGTCGCCGAACATGAATCGGCGGGCGTTCTCGTCCTTCTGTGCGGACGTCTCGGTGCCGGTGTAGAGCACCGGGTTGAAGTCCCGCAGCTTGTCGAGCCAGATGTCGTAGACCGCGCGGTGCCAGCCGACGAGGACGACCTTCCGCTCGGACTCGAGGAGGAGCCGGACGAACTCGGCCACGTATGGCGCTTTCGCGATGCCGGTGGCCTGGCGCACGCGCAGGTCAAACTCGCTGGCGGTGTGCCACCGCTTCCGGTGATCGGCCGTGGTGTCGAGCAGCAGCCGCGCCATCTCGGTGACGTCGCCGGCCAGCTTGGCGAGCGTCTCGGCGTCGGTTTCCACGAGCTGCTCGACCTGGATGACCTCGGGCAGTTCGCGGCCAACGTCCTTGCGGGTGCGGCGCACCACCAGCCCGATGTCGCGCAGGTAGGTGCCGAGAGCGGCCGGGTCGGTAACCCGGACGCCGCGGCTGGGCGGCGCATCAGGGTCGTAGGGTCGATCCCCGCTACACCACTCGCGCAGGAACTCTGCCCGGGTGCCGAGCGCCTCGGGGTCCAAGATGGACGCGAGGGTGTGCATCTCGTCGCCGTAGTTGTAGACCGGGGTGCCGGTCAGTCCAACCCGGAAGGTTGCCTGGTGGGCGATCATCGCCGCGGCGGTGCCCTTCTGGGTGCCGATGTGCCGCAGCTCCTGCATCTCGTCGTAGATCACCGTCCGGATTCGTCCGGCCAGCATGTCGGCCCATCCGGCGAGGCGGGTGTACGAGGTGATGAGCACATCGGGGAACTCGCCGCCGTTACCGCGGGCCGCGGCGATGTCGTACGGCTTGCGGCTGCGAAGGATGTGGGTGCGCATCCACGGGAAGAACCGCACCAATTCCCGCTGCCACTGCAGCAGGACGTTGTTGGGCACGACGACTAGCGCCGGTAGGGCTTCGGGGTGGCGCAACACGAGTGCGCCCTCGAACGTCTTGCCGAGGCCGAGCTCGTCCGCGATCAGCAGCCGGCCGGTGGCCCACACCAGCTCAGCCGCCTGCAGCTGGTAGTCGCGCGGGGTGAGGGTCGGCTCCGGCCAGTCGTCACGCGACGGGATGGCGAGCCCGTCGAGGATCTGCTGCACCGCGGTCTCGCGCCGGCGGCACACGTTGGCCTGCGCAGCGAGACGCCGGGCGCTCACCTCGTCGACCGGGGCGAGCGGGTACCGCTGCATCAGCCACTCGATGTCCCGGGCCACGTCTGGCGTATCAGCGATGGTGACGGCGCCGGTGTGGGCTTGGTTGGCGCGCGGGAAGATCCGCTTGACCAGGATCATCACGTGCGGCTCGGCCCGGATGACCCACTTCGCGCGAACGCCTGACCCACCAGGCAGGTACGTGTACGTGCCGTAGGTCTTCACAGGGCGCTCCTGACGTGAAGCGTGGTGACGGGCTTCCCACCAAGCTCTGCCGGCACGGAACCGCGGTGGGTGTAGCGGGTGGTGACCAGCAGCAGCTGCCGGATCTGTGGGAACGTCGCGTAGCGGGCCAGCTGCCGGATCGCGGACGCGGCGTCGCCGGCGACCTTGACCTCGATGCCGAGGCCGAGCTGCTCGGGCTCGACCAGGAAGTCGATCCGGTCTTGACCGCTGAGCCGGACCTCCCGGTGGACCTCGAGCTGGGCGGTCTTGAGCACTTCGGCGATGGCGTTCTGCAGGTCGTGCTCGCCGCGGTACCGGTACCGGTACCCAGCGATGAGGTCGCAGACGTCCTGGACGGTCATCCGGACACCCCCGCCCGATGCCGCAGGGCCTCGCTGCAGAACTGGCAGCACGAGGCACCCGCCTGGCAGCCGCGACCGTGCGCGTCGCAGCAGACGACCGGCGTCCACGGACCGAGGTAGGTGGGCCAGGCGTCGCTGGGCAGCGACTCGTCCGGCCACCGCACCTCCACCCGCTGCACCGGGACGGCGTACTTGACCCGGCTGCGCCGCTTCATGTCGGCCGCGCTCGCGAGGAGCATGTCCCTCGGCACCTCGGGGCCCGGCGCGTGGCCGATGACGGCCACCCGGTCGTAATGGTCGCCGGTAACCCGGTAGCGGACGCCGTACGCCGTGACCCGCTTGCCGCCGGTGGGATCGATACTGTTCACCGCTGGCCACCCCATCTCTCGAGGTCGTCAAACAGCTCGGGGTCGAGCAGCCGGGCGGCGGCGCGCAGGCCAGGCACGAGATCCTTGTCCAGGGCGGCCTCGGCCCGAGCCCACAACGTGCGGGCTAGGGCCCTGCAGTGGGCGTACATCTTCTCGCGGGCGTCCGCGTCGACCCTCTGCTTGTCTGATTCCCGCTGTGACGGAAGCACGAGTAGACCGCTGTGGATGAGCTCGACGATGGCCTTCACGAAACGGCTGTGGTCGTCCATCGTGGCGGGCAGAGTCCGCACCACTGCAACGGCGGTGTCGGCGGCCCGATGAATCTCGTCCCACGCCGACTTGGAGAAGTACGTGGTCGGGACGACGGTCATCGCACACCCCCAACGGTCGCCTGGAACGGGTAGGAGCGAACTCGGAACTCTTCGGGCAGTTCGGCCGGGTCATTCCCGGCTGCTCTGGCGCCCCACTCACGTGCGAGCACGGTCCCGGCCTGCTTGAAGAAGAAGGGCACGCCGGCGGCCGCGCACCGGTCGCGTAGGGACCGGGCCCAGTCCGGATGCATTGGCCGGGCGTTCGGGCCGGACTCGCCGCCGACGACCACCCAGTCCACCGGCGGGCTGCCGGTCAGCCACGACTCATTGAGGTTGATCGGGCCGAGCAGCGGTTCGGCGGAGATCCACCGCACGGCGGCCGGGGTGTCGAGCAGCAGCGGGATGCGCACATCGGCCCACTGCTGGCCCTCGACGGAGACACCGAGCCACACGTTGGGCAGCACCCGCGGCCAGAACCGCCAGCCTTCCATCCAGTCGTAGAGCGGGTAGGCGGCCCCGGCTGGCGGTGGGCCCATGTGCTCGAGCATCTCGGCGAACAGCTGCGCCCGGCCGGACCGGTAGGTCGCACGGACGGCCTCCGGTCCGCGCGGCATCGGCGGCAGCCCGCCGTTGTCGGGGACAGCGGCGTCGGCGTCGATGTCGGCCCACCGCCGCACCCACGACCGCATACGGCCGGGCCGCTTGGTGAGGATCAGGAAGGTGTGCCACGGCGAGCGGCCCATCACGTCCCAGACCTGGGCGATGAACCAGTCCGGCACGCTGCCCTCGAACAGGTCGCTCATCGAATTGACGAAGATGAGCTTCGGCTGCCGCCACCGGATCGGGTCGCTGAGCCGCTCTGGAGCGAGCCGGACCTCACCGGTGAATCTGCCGTCCTTCGCCAGGCCGCGGTAGAGCGGCAGGTGCCGCAGCCGCTGGCCGGCCTCGCGGGCGGCGTAACAGTGGTCGCAGCCGGGCGACACGTGGCGGCATCCGACGACCGGGTTCCAGGTCGCGTCACACCAGTCGATGTGTGAATGTCGCGCCATGGCGCTGGTTCCTCCGAGGGGGTGTGGGGGTGGGGTGGTCACGCCGTGGCGTGACGCTTCGGGTACGGGCAGGCAGCCAGGCCTATGACCGTGCGGCTGCTCTGCCTGCGGTTGCCGAGCCGGAAGGCGTACCGGTGGTTGCCGGGGTGCCGCACCGTGTACGCGCCGACGGCGGCGAGCGCCTCGCGCATCCACGTGCGACGGTCCGCGCCAAGGGCCGGCCGGGGTGCGCCGAGCTGGACGAGCCGCTCGATCACGCCGTCGGCGCCGCGCTCCCCCGCGAGGACCTTCTGCTGGGCCCGGGCGGTCAGCACGGTGGCGTCGGGCAGCATCACCAGCGACCGCGGTGTGCCGCGGCCGGTGTAGGTGGCTCCGAGCGCCTGGTAGACGGTGCCGACGTGGCCGGGCATCACGGTCTCGACCCCGGCGGCCGTGTGGCGGGTGCGCGGGATCGGGACGGAGAACGCGACCGCGCCGCGCACGCCCTCACGGGCGGCGAGCTCGAACGCGCGGGCGCAGAACCAGCTCTCGGCGTTGGCCGGTACCTCGTCGAGCAGCACGAGCCGGGACAGCTCGAGCGACTCCTCGTACGGCACCAGGGTCGGGAACGGGCCGGTGAGCACCGAGCGCTGCATCGGCACGCCGAGCACCAGCACGCCGACCGACCGGACGAGGGCCTCGGCGATCACCGCGACGACCTGCTCGTCGTCCGCCGTCATAAGCGCGCCGGCAACCGGGTCCCACCGCGGCGAGCGGAACAGGGTGGCCCCTGCGTTAGGCATCGACGGCCACCGCCTCCACCACCGCGGCGTCGGGGTGTGCTGGCATGGCGAGCAGCTCGGCGGCCACCGCGCTACGGGCGGCCGGGTCGCGGGCGAGTCGGGCTGCGGCCCGCAGACCGAACCCGAGCCGCCGCAGCTGGATCACCAGCCGGGCGACCTGGACCTCCGCCGGCGTCCACTGACGGCTTCGTCCATGGCCGGGGTGAGAGTCCCCGGCCGGGCGCAGGACGCCGATGCGAGTCCAGTAGTCGAGCTTCCGCTCGCTCAGGCCGAGCTTGTGCAGCGCAGCCGTGGGCAACGTCCTCGTCGGCGCATCCGCGGCTGGCGGCGAATCGAGCACGACGGCGCTCATGGCCGCCACCCCCGGCAGTAGTGGGCGATGCCGAACTGCATGGGCTGGCCGCACCCGGAGCAGACGCCTGGGTCGGCCGCACCGACGGCGGCGAACACCGGACGCCGGTCGACGCGCTCGAGCGACCCGGCCGGCTCGGGCGACGCCTGCACCGCGCCGCCGGCACGCAGACGGGTGGTCAGCCTGCCGACGAGGCGGGCGAACTTCTTACGATCAAGCATCGATCCTCGCCTTCGGCCAGTCAGGCATGACGACTGCCGCGCGGCCGTCCCGGTGCCACGGGCAGCCGGTCCAACCGCACAGCGGGTGTGTGTGGTCGGGGCAGCCGCGCAGGTAGGCCGCGACGATCGCGCGCAACGACGAGTGCGCGCGGTCCTTAAGGCTGAGGCAGACAGTCGGGGTAGGTCCGCCGCGCCACCGGTCAACAACGGGGTGACCGAGGTCAGCGAGCAGGGCAACCCACTCGTCGGCTTCCTCGTCCGTTGGCCGGTCGTCGTGGATGTCGGCCTCGGTGTCCGCCACGGTGACGACGGGGTGCCCCCTGTAGCCGACCGGGCAGAACCCGAGGAGGCGGTTGTGGCCGGCCCGCTGCGTGATCCCGTGGTGTTGCAGGATCGCGTGGGCGGGCTGAACGGTGTCGTACAGCCACGCGACACCGGCGGCGAGCACGGCGCGCTGCTTGTCGGTGACCAACTTGCTCATGCGGCTGCCGCCTCCGGTGCCTCGAGCGCCGCAGCGAAAGCGGCCGCGCACGGCCGGCGCCGGCACCGGAGCCGGGGCATGGTCTGCGTGGCCGGCCGGTCGTAGGTGGTGCTGAGCCGCAGCCTGTTGTCGCAGGCCGCGGTGTGGTCGGGGCCAACGATGTGCCAGGCGTACTGGTGCCGCCGGTCCCGGGTAGCCATCCGAGAAGCGAGAACCGTCCCGGCCGGGGCGTCCCCCTGGGCTCTCCCACCGCCAACGCTCTCTGGCAGGTTGGCGACGGGGAGGCCCCCAGGACGGGATGCTCCGGCCGAGACGGTCAGAACAGGGATGCGGCGGCGACGCCGCCCACGACGAGAACGAGACATCAGCGAGGTCCTTCCGTTGTGGTCGGGTCGCTCACCCGATCCCTAGTCAATTCTATGCACGACCCCGACGAAATGCCAGGGCTGTGCTTTGTCTCAAGATCGGGTGGGGTCCAGCCGCCGGGGCGGGTCTGGACGTCGTGCAGCGGCACCGCGATGTGGCCGAGGTGGGGTCGGGCGCCGGGGACCGAGACGACGGCGAAGGTTTGCCGGCCGGTGTCGAGGATGTCGACGATCCGGCCGGCCACCAGCACTTCGTCGCCAACCTGGGGGAGGTCCGGGGCAGCCATGGCGGGTCAGCCGCGGATCAGCCTTGGCCAGGTCGCCGGGCCGGCGATGCCGTCGACCTTGAGGCCGCGGGCCCGCTGGAAGGACCTGATCGCCTCGTCGGTCTGCCGACCGGCGATGCCGTCGATCAGAATCCACTGGCCGCGGGCGCACAGCAGCGCCTGGGCGATGCTGACGGCGGTGCCGCGGTTGCCGCGGGCGACGGTGCCGGCGGCGCTGAACAGGGCCGGCCAGGTCTCCCCGGTGCCGATGATGCCGTCCACCTTGAGCCCGCGGGCGGCCTGGAAGTTGCGGACGGCCGCCTCGGTCTTGGGGCCAAAGTCCCCATCGATGCTGCGCCGCGGGTCGTTCGGGAACGGCGGGAACCCGTGGGCGTAGAGGGCGGCCTGGGCCGACCGGACGAAGGTGCCGGAGTCGCGCCGCTTCAGCGTCGGCAGCCCCTGGTGCAGGGTGGGCACCCAGGCGCTCGGCTTGGGCGGGGTCGGGGTCCACAGACCCTCGGACAGTTCCTTGAGGGCGCGGCGGAACAGGGACGTCTTGTCGACGGTCTCGCAGTCGCGGTAGCCCGAGATGTGGGTGTGCCACCGGTGCGAGAGGTCGAACACACCGGCGACCGGGGCGCTGGTGCGGCCACGCTCGCGGTCCCAGTGCAGCACCACGTTGCCGTCGGGGCTGTAGCCGATCTCCCGAATCCACAGGGTGTCCGAGGCGCCGGCCTGGCACTGCTGGACCAGCCACGTCGACAGGGTGCGCAGGTTGATGGTCCGGCCGTTCGGCAGCGTCTTGCTGAACCAGCCGATATCGAGCGCGGCGGCGCCGTTCGTGGCGCCGGCCCGGTCCCGCGGGAGCCGCAGCGAGTAGGCGTTCGGCTTGAGGTGCACGAGCCCGAGGTGGTAGCTGGTGCCGGCCCGAATGTGGGCCTCGTCGCCGACGATGCCGACCTCGAGCGGGTCGAGGTCGTCGTTGACGGTCACGCCGGGGTGGGTGTCGAGCTCGTGCAGCAGAAATGCTCGGGCGTCCTTGTACGTCTGCGGTGCGTACGTCATGGTCCGGCACCCTGCACCGGCCGACCAGTTAGCGTCTCGCGGTGCTCCGCGCAGGTCCGGAAAGACGGGCGGCCCGGACGGTCCCGGGCCGCTGGGCGAACAGGGTAGGTCGGGCGAATCAGCCGCCGACGTAGGTGAAGCCGTTGGTTTTCACGACGTCGCCGGAGTCGTCCTTGACGGTGACGTTCACCGCGCCGGCGCTGCCAGCCGGGGTCTTCACCGTGATCTCGGTCTGCGACACGATCTTGAGGTCGGTGCCCGCGTTCGCGCCGAACAGCACCGCAGAGACGCCCGACAGGTTGGTGCCGGTGATCGTCACCTCGGTGCCGCCCTCCTCCGGGCCCGTGTCCGGGTCGATGTCGGTGACGGTCGCCGTCGGGAAGTGGGCGGCAAGCTCGGCCGCCGGGATGACCGCCCCCTTCGGGTACAGCAGCTGGCGAATCGAGCCGTCGACCGACTGGTCGGTGGCGCCGCGGCCGGCCGTCTGGTCGTACGGCCGGTCGGCGTAGATGTCCTCCTCGACCGTGACCAGCTGGGGGTCGGGAACAGGGGTGGTGAGAGCCTGCGCCTGGCTCTTGGTGAGCCGCTGGCCGGCTGCGTCGTACAGCGCTGTCATGCGCGCCATGCTGCGCTGCCCTGTGAGTTAGCGTCCCGAGACGCCAAGACCCCCCACCCGGCGGCCTAACTGATGACCGGCAGGGCGCGGTAGGCGCACGCGATGCCGTGGACGTCGCGGGCGTCGAGGAGGCCCGGGCACTCCACGGTCACGCCGTCGGTGCCGTCCTCGGTCCGGAACGGCTCCGGGGTGAGTCCCCGGTCGCGGAGCCGGTTGAGCAGCGCCTCCCACTCCTCCTGCCCGGTCGCCTCGCGGATCTCTCCGGGGTGGCCGTTCGCGAGGTACGTGCGGCTGATGACGACGATAGGCATGGCGCCTCCTTCCGGCCGTCGGGCGGGGCAGGGGTGGCACCCCGCGGGCTTACAGGACTCTCGATGCCGCAATCTCGACGTGGTGCTGCGGTTCCTCCCAGCTGTCGACGATCGTCTGGATCGCCTCCGGGATGCTCGAGAACGGGACGCATGCCGCGAGCCGCTCGATTTCGGCGCCAGTCAGCTTGCGGCCGGCCCACCGCTCGAGCTCTTCCGTCTCGATCAGGAGCCCCAGACAGACTTGCGGGTCGCCGCTGTCGTCCAAACCGGCGATGGTTGCCACTGTGGAAACCTCCCATCTGCGGGTCGCTCACCCACACACACAGAGTCTACCATGACCACGACGCCAAACGCATGTGGGGCGTAGGACAGTCGCCCTACGCCCCACAGCGCGGTCCGATCAGCCAGTCTCCCGGACGGTGACCGTCGACACCGGCCGGCCGCAACCCGGGGTCACGGCCCCTCGGATCGAGGTTCCGAGGGGCCGTCGTTGTGCGTCCGGCTACGACAGCCGCGTCATCGAACGCAGCGTGAAGCCGATCTCCTGGATCTGCTCGGCTGTGAGTTCGACGCCGGGCTCGGGGCGGCGGCCGTTGATTTGGAAGACGATGGCCGTCTCCCCTGCCTGCTGCTCGTACCGGTCCCGGCTGGTCGGGACCTCGACTCCCAGCAGCGTGCTGAGCATCTGCGCCGTCTCGGGATGCCCGACGAAGGAGCGGACCTTCCCGCCGGCCGCCTCCACCAGCTGCCGGGCTTGGTCGACCGTGATGTCCTCGACGCGGTAGTCGCCGGGGGCCGTGACGATCGACGTGTTCAGCAGCGGAACCATCTCATCCTCCGTTTCTGCACGGGTCGCTCGCCCGCACACACAAACCTACCCTAGTGGCTGGCCTGCGCTCGCGCAACCCGTCACAGGTGGTAGGTGTCGTCCGGGAGGATGTCGCAATTTTCGTCGCAGATGGACTCGAGGTCGTCCCAATCAGCGTCGGAAGCTACATCCCACACATCGTTGAGGAACCGTCCAAGCAGCTCCTCACCCGTCAGGTCGGGGTAATCCGACCGCACCTCGTCCCAGATGGCCTTCAACGGCCCCTCGGGATCAGGAGTGCCGTCCCAGTTGTCCTTCTTGTCCGAGGCCCAGTCGCGGGCCTTGAAGTAGCTGACACGCTCTTCCGGCATTGATCCTCCCTATACGGGTCGCTCACCCGGACACAGCAACCATGGTACACGGCAGGAACCGGGTGAGGCGCCGGTCCCTCCGGCGCCTCACCCCAAAAACTGGGTCAGACCTCTCCGAACTCCGCCAGGGTGGCGAGGAACGCCTCGTCGCTCGGCAGGTTCAGCAGAGGCCACGAGGCCACCAGGGCGCACGGGTAGTACCCGCGCCCCGCGGAGCTACGGCCGGCGAACCGGCCTCGGTTGTGTGGCTTGCTTTGCCAGCCGCGGTAGACCTCGAGCGTCCCTGTGTCGATGTCGATGAGGTACCCCCACTCCGCGTCTAGCGAGTAGCTCGGGAAGTCCGAGGCGTCGATGATCACGCCGGCCTCGAGGATCGCGGCAGGGTCACCCTGCGTCCCCCGTAGCAGCTGGTACCAGCTCGGCCAGGTCCGCCTCGCGCCGCCGATGGTGACCGTCGTATCGACGTTCTCGTTGAGGTAGCGGCGCAGCCGCTCCACGTCCTCGTCAGTCGGTACGGCGTCCTGGTCGACCACCCGCAGCGCCCGGGCAGCGTTGATCGTCTCGCCCGGGTGGGCCTGGCGTGCCCACTCGAGGACTCGCAGCCCGAGCCAGCTCGGGTAGGAGTCCATGTGGTTGTAGGTGATCTTCTCGGCGCCGTCGATGACGAAGCCGAGGAAGCCCCTAGTGGACATGGGTACCTGATCCTTCCTATGCGGGTCGCTCGCCCGCACACAGATAAGGTACGCCAGGGGTACGACAGAAATAGGCCCCCACCTGCGGAAACAGGCGGGGGCCACAGCGTCGCCACTAGGCGAAGATCGGCAGATCGTCGACTTGCCGGGCCTCATCGTCGAACAGCACGTAGTCGCAGCCTAGCCTGCGCGCGTACCGCTGGATGGTGAGGATCTCCGGCGGCACCTCCTCGTCCATGACCGCGGCCGATTCGTCCGGGTCGTCCGGCACCCACATCAGCCAGCCGTAGCGGAGCCGGTACGCGGTCACCCCGTCGAACGAGTTCGGGTTGACCCGCTCATCTGGGTCGTCCGGGTCGCGCGGCAGGTGGTCGGTGGACAGGTCGAGGAACAGCCGGACGTTCCTGTCCCAGAGCTTCTTGAGCGTCGCCTCGTCGATGCCCTCCACCACGGGCTCCTCGGTCGCGCGCTCCTGGTCCTCGCGCCACTGCCGTGCCGCCCGCCGGTAGGCGTCCATGTCGGTCTCCCTCCGACTCGTGCCGCAGTTCCCCTGCGGCGCGGGGGTGGCCCTGGCGGCCACGGCACCCGCCCAGACACGGCTGGGCGGGACCGTGAGCGTCAGGACAGTGATGGGCGGGGCGCACGTGCAGTCTGTTAGTCCCCGAGGCCGACGCGGTCCAGGATCCGCCCGACAGTGGATCTGTGTACTCCCGGCAGCGCGGCGGCGATGTGCGCCGGCAGCACCCCCAGCCGGGCCGCGCGGACCACCACCTCGTCCCGGGCCGCGCGCAGCTGCTCGACTCGAGCCTCGGCCTGCACGAGGGCGCGGTGCCGGCGCCGTAGCTCGTGCAGCTCCGTCTCTACGGCCGCGGTCCACTCGGCGGCCATCTCCTGCACGAGGGCGTGCAGCGCGTCCCACGTCAGGCCGTCGCCGAGGCGGCGCTCGTAGCGGCCGTCCGGGGTGTAGACGGTGACCTCGGCGGTGGCGTCCGGCAGGTCGGTGGCGGCGCGGCTGGCGCCGTAGACCTCGATGGTGACGGGGCCGTGCTGGTAGGTGGTGCGGTGGCCGATGGGTGTTGCCCGGATCGCGGCGGTCAGCCCGTCGCGTAGCTGGTCGACGGTCAGGTCAGCGACGTCGATGGTGGTGGTGGTGGTCATGGGAGGCTCTCCTGTGGTGTGTTGGCGGGGCCGGCCCGGAGCGATGTGGGGCGCTCCGGGCCGGCGTCGTCGCAGGTCTCACATGGGCTCGGTGCCGCACTCGTCGCAGATACCGCGACGGGTAGGCAGCCCGCAGTAGTGGCAGCGGGGGCGGTGGCGGTTGGCGTACGCGGCCCGCGCCTCGGCGAGCAGGTTCGGGGTGGCGATGACTCGCCGCAGGTACTGGATCTCTGCCTCCAGGTCCCCGATGGCCAGGGCCAGGTAGTCGGGGTGTGCCGGGGTGTCTCGGGGCGTGTAGGGGTCGGCCGCGCCCAGGGCGTGCAGCTCGTTGACGACGGCGGCGTACTCGCCGATCAGTGCGCGGTGGTGGGCGATCATCTCGTCGAGGCTGGTGTTCATGGGGCTGTCCTCTCTCTGTGCTCCTCGCTGACATGAGTCAGCATAGCGCAACGGAGTTGCGCGGCGCAACCCCTGTGCGGGCCGCAACCGGCGGAGTGAGGGTCGAGGTACGCCGAAGCGCGTCATACGCGCGTCGGATGCTGTACTGCGGGCATCGGTCGATATGCTGCGGCGCTCCGCACCAAGGGCACGGCCCCGGCCGACCGCCGTCGGGGATGCCGCAGTATCCGGTCTCGCTCTGGGCGCCGGGTGGCCGCCCCGGTGGTGATGTCACGGGTAATGGTCGTCGCCGATCGGGCCGATGCCGTCCAGCCGACCGATGGGCTCCCGGTGCCGTGAGCAGTAGCCCTCGGTCTCGGGGGTGTCCGGGACCAGGTAGCCCTCCGGGCACCCGGGGCACTGGACCATCCCGGCGCGACCGGACCGCTGGTCGGCCAGCTCCCACATGGCCTTGATCTCGGCGCGGCTCACCTGCTGGGACATCTTCGCTCCCTCCATGCGGGTCGCTCGCCCGCACACACTAATGATACCAGATGCTTGTGTCCGAGCACGACGAAGGGCCGCCAGCTGGTGCCGGCGGCCCCGCTCCTGGGCTACAGGCGCCGGATCGATGCGATCGCTGCCGGGTCCCAGATGCAGCCCGAGGCGACCTCCCAGACCATGTACCAGAGGCAGCTGGCGTGACCGTGCCGCTCCATGATGTGGGGAGTGATCACGATGCCCTGCCACTGCTCGGCGACCGCCGACCAGTTCAGCCAGCATGTCGGCCGGTCGCGCCGGCCGAACTGATTGGTGAAGGCGTCGAGCCCGGCCGCGTCGGAGATGACGAGGATGTTCGCGTCGTTGGCGAGGGTGACCTCGTTCGCGACGCGGTAGTCACGGAGCCGGTGACGCGGGAGGTTGTCCCGCACCCACTCCCGCCACCCGTAGGCGTTGGTCTCATCCGAGACCCACAGCCCTTCCGGCTTGCTCCAGTACAGCAGGTGGTCGTCGGGGCTGTGCTGGGCCCGGCGCCCGACCTTGGCGATCGATCGGTTGCTGAAGTGAATGAGCCGCATGGCGGCCTCCCTCCCGTGCGGGTCGCTCACTCGCACACACCTATGTTACCATTGTGGTGGTCGCGGAGCGAGTGACCGGAAGGGAGGAAACGCCAGCATGGCGCACAACTGCCTAGTCCCCGAGCTCTGCTACGAGTGCAACCCGCTCCCGGAGCCGGAGGACACCGAGTCCGAGTAGCCGACCGGCAACCAGCAGCCCACGTCCTGGTACGACCTTCCGCTGGCCAAGTGGGCTTGGGAGGGCGACGCGGCGGACCTCGAGCGGTAACGCCAGCGACCTAGTAATGCGAGGAGGCCACCGGCACAACGCCGGTGGCCTCCTCTGTTGCAGGTCCTACCTCAGCCGCTGCGGCCCGTGCCGCTTGGCCCAGGTGACGACCTGCTCTGCCACCCAGTCCTGCGCGAGCCGGGCCCGGGCGAACCGTGCCTGCTCGACAGGACCGACCCCCGGCACGCTCTGCACGGTCCCGAGGAACCCGTTCGACCGGACGTCGATGTCGACGTAGCCGATGGCGTGGTTCCCGTGGAAGACCAGGGCCCGGCCGCTGCGGTGAAGCTCGAAGCGGTCGTCCCGCTTGAGCACTCCCTCGAGCTCGACCTCGAGGGCCCGCTCCGGCGTCCAGATCTGCCAGGCCGGCTGTTCCAGGATCTGCCAGACCGACGGCGCCGGGATCTTCCAGACCGGTACGGCGTAGGGGGTCAGGAATGATTGATCCATGGTGGCACTTCCCTTCTATGCGGGTCGCTCACCCGCACACAAGAAGTGTACATGAAGAAGGCCCGCCCTGGGTAGGGGCGAGCCCACCTCATGATTGATGCGGTCCCGTTCAGGCGGACGCCAGATCGGCCTCCGAGACTGCGACGGTATCGTCAGCCTCGCCAGTGGGACCCCACGCCCAGGCGACCCACTTGGGGCCGTCGACGCACGTCGCGCAGGTCGGCGCACTTGAGCGCCATCCGCGCGACCTCGGCGTCGAGGGCATCGGCGACGATCTGCGCGGCCTCCCGCAGGGTGCGCAGCCGCTCGCGGGCGTCAGGCATCGGAGCCGTCCCAGTAGCAGTAGACGTCGATGCCCTCCGCCAGGGCCGCGCGGTCGAGGTCCAGCGTCCATGCTCCGGTGTCCGTGTTGTGGCCCGCGCGTACGGCGACTGATAGCGCGGCCGCCCATGGTGCGACGTGCTCCGCTGACGCGAGCCGGGCCCATGCCGTCACCCCGAGGTGGTGGGGGCTGAGGTCCACGTACAGGGGTGCGGGTAGCCGATGCTGGGTGATCAGGGCGTCCAGGGCGGTGCGCGCCTGCTGGGTGCCGATAGTGGGCGAGGTGGTCATGTGCGGCTTGGTCGGGTCGGTGGTCATCGGGTGGTCTCCTCGGTGAGGCGGGCGGCGGCCTGGATGGCGGCTCGGCGGGTCCAGTGGCGAGAGACGCGCTCCACGGCACAGACGCTGCCATGGTCGCTGCGGCTGTAGACCGTCCAGCGGAGCAGGCTGCGGCCGAGGCGGGCGGCCCTGGCGTCGGCGTGGGAGTCGTGGCGGCGGCCGTACAGGGCCGGGGCGTAGACGCCGTAGGTGGTGGTCATCGGGTGGTCTCCTCTCGGGTCAGGCGGTGCGGGAGCGGGGGTCGTCGGGGCGGGACGAGGTGGTGTGCCACTGGTGGCACCAGCGGCACCGGTAGGCCGTGATGGGGTCTGAACGGTCATCGTGCCGGTCTCCCTCCGATAGCCAGGGGATACCCTGGCCGGTGCCTCATTGGTTACGGTGCCCTGTGGGCCCGCCCCGGTGGGGGAGGCGGGCCCACCTCATTGACGCCGACTATGCCCGCGCGATGCGGCGACCGCCGTAGAGCGTCCACCAGCGCGTCCCCCGGGTTTCCCGGTCGGCCCGATGGGTCAGATCCGGGTGGTCCGCCCTGAGCTGGGCGTACACCGCGCTGATCGCGTCGTCAGTGCGCCGGAGCCAGGAAGGGACTCGCTCAAACCGGCAGACGCCGTGCTCGGACTCGTAACCGCAGTGCGGGCACTTGGTCGGCGCTGAGGGAGTCGACGGCGGCTCATCCTCGCGGAACCACCGGACGGTCCGCCCGCTCTCGCGGATGCCGACGCGAACGGTGCCGCCGTCGGACCAGACCTCGATCGCCTTCCGGCACCAGGAGCAATGGCCGAACCACACGTACCGGACACCGGTGATGGTGGCGATCGTCCCGTCCCAGGTGGTCGTGGGCTCGGGCTCGGTCTGGACGTACTCGAGAGTCACGATCTTCTCCCTCCCGTGCGGGTCGCCCGCCCGCACACAACTATGATACCAGACGGCCCACCCGCTGTGGGGTGGGCCGTCTCAGTTCTGTCAGCCCATCAGCTGGGCAATCGGCCGCCGCATGATCCCGAACAGGGAGTCCTCCGTGCGGCGCTCGATGGTGGCGGTCACCTCCACCTTCCGGCCGATGAGCTCCCGCGGCGTCTCGACCGCGGTGCGCAGGGACCGGGGGACCGTGCCCCACGCCCGCCAGCCCTCGGCGGCCTCGACGAGCATCCGGTGCTCGTCACCGTTCCGGAACCGGCTCGGCTCGCTCCGGACCGCGATGACGGTGCCGGTGAAGGTGCGCCGACCGGTCGGGACGGTCACGCCAGCGGCGCGGAGCTCGGCCTGGCGGCGCTCCCGGGCGGCCCGCTCCTCCTCGCGCCGCCGGATCTCGGTGATGACCTTCTCGGCGGCGGCGATCTGCCGCTCGGTCATCCGGCCCGTCTCGAGCACCCGCCGCATGTCGAGCAGGAAGTCCGACTTGAAGGCGATCTCGTCGTTCGCCAGCTCGCGGAGGAGCGGGTGGGCGGCGAGGATCTCGTCGCGGGCGTCCGCGGCCTTCTTCGCCTCGCGGGCCTTCCGCTCCTCGGCCCGCCGCTTGCGCTGCTCGGCGGCCTTGGCGTCGCGCTCCCGCACCCACTGCGGCACGGTGTCGATGCCGAGGTAGCCGGCGCCGTGGTTCTCACCGTCGCACCGGCAGCTGCAGGTGTTCGATGTCGCGTACATGCACCGGTCGTCGCACAGCTGGTTGCCGTTCCAGGCCAGGACGGCGACGAAGCGAAGCCGGACGCGCTCGCCACAGTTCGGGCAGCTGATCGAGGTGGCGCCCATCGCGGCGATGCCGAATCCGCAGTTGGGGCAACGGCCGACGGCGTGCTTGGTGTAGGTGGTCATCGTGGGCCTCTCCTTCCTGTGCGGGTCGCTCACCCGCACACACAAATAGTAGCATGGAAGATCAGCCATCGCAACTCCGCCCCCACACGAAGAACGGGCCACCAGCCTGCAAGCTGGTGGCCCGTACCGTCGCGACGGTCAGCTCTGCGCCGGCTCCGGCCGCTCCTTCCCGCACCCGTCACACCAGGTGATGTGCCGCGGCGTCAGGCAGTCACACTCGCCGCAGCGCCACACCAGACCGGCCTGCAGAAGGGCGTCGTCGAGACTGGTCGCGGTCCGGTGACGGTTCGCGTCGTAGAGCTGGTTGATGATCCGCTCAAGCAGCCGGCCGCCTTCGGGGCCGGTCGGAGCGTCCGGCCAGCAGATCTCGGCGTTGTGGGCGTAGGGCTCGCCATCCACCAGATCCACGCGCCACATGTCACCCGGATCTTCGCCCACGCCCAACAGGTGCCCCGTCAACCGGTGATGCGGGTACGCCCCGATGATTTCCCGCAGCTCGTCGACCACGCGATCCGCGTCCGCGTTCTCCTCGTCGTAGCGGCGAGCCGCGATCCTGACGGCGTTGCCGGCCCCGTCGAGGACGAACGCAAGCTGCGTCCCGTACAGGTCGCCGTTGGGATGGAACCGGCTGGCCCTGACCAGCTCGCTGGGGATCGGCGGGTCGATCTGCACCGAGCCGTCGAGGTAGGTCTTGTAGCCCATGTCCCCTCCATTCCATGCGGGTCGCTCGCCCGCACACATCAATGATACCGGGTGGGCGGACAATCCGCGAACGGCCTCACTCCCCCGGCTGACCGGCAGCGGCGGCCTCGTCCCCGTCCTCTGGCTCGACTCCCACGTTGCGCCAGTCCTGCTCCGTCCAGCCCGACAAGAAGTTTCCCCGCCGGCGCCGGACGCCCGCAGCTACCTGGGCCCAGCCGGCGCAGAGAGCTGCGCCGGGCGAACCGTCGCGCGGTAGAGCCGTCGCCGGTTCACAGGGTGGGGTTCATGCTCGCTGCTGGGCAGGTGCTCCCCGGCCGCAGTGATCCACTGGGTGACCCACCGGCCTGCGTGCGGGTGCGGTACGACGATCTTCCGCATCCTGCATCGTCGACACTGCGACTCGGACCCGCCGAGGCGCCTCCAGGAATGCCTCACGCCACTGCTCCCCTCCGCGTGCGGCGACGTAGCTCCGCGGCCCTACGGAGCCCGTCACATGGCTAATCTCCCCTCAGCACCCGGCCCAGTACAAGGCCCGCCTTGATGGTGTCAACGACCTCGATACACCGACGTGGGTCGATGGTGGCGAGGACACGTATCGCTCCCCCGACCGGCGTCGGTCGCTGTCACCCCCGGTGTAGACTGGCTCTCCCCGCCGGGGCGCGCAAGCGGGTCTGCCTAACCCGGGTGACGAGGGCAGGCGAAGACTGGTGATGCGCAGCCGGTCGACCCCGGCGGGAATATCTCCTCGGTGTGGCGTGGGTGCAGCCCTCGCAGAACGGCCAGCCCTCGGCGAGCGCCTCCTCGGGCTTCTTCCACTCCAGCTCCCACCCGTCTTTGGGGCGATGCAACTGCTCCACCGCCTCGAGCGCCGCGAGAGCCTCGGCCACCGCGGCAACCAGCACGGTCTTCATCGTGAGCCTCCGTCCAACAGGCGCAGCTCATATAGGGCCCTGCGGAGCCTTTCCACTTCGGCCCGCAGCTCTGCGGTGGTCTCGAGGCCCTCCTGATCGACCGTGCGGCGCCACACCTCGGGCGGGTACTCGGTGATGAGCGGTTCCTGGTCTTCTTCCGGGTAGCCGTGGAACCGCAGGCTGGTCCGCAGAGGCTGGAAGTCGCCATGCCACGACGTGACGAAGAACCGCGGCGTGAACCCGGTGAGCTTGGCCAGCTTCACCAGCTGCTCCCACGTCGGGTACAGGGTGCCGGCCTCCCACATGTCGACGTCGGGCTCCTTCGCGCCGCAGGCTTCGTCGACCTCCGGTCCGTACAGGCCCCGGAGATTGAGCGCCCGGGTGATCCGGTACGGCTTGACCTGACCGGCCGCCCACAGCTTCCGCGCTTCCTCGAGGTTCCGCTCGAAGGTCTGCCTGGCGAGGGCGCGCTGGTAACCGCGGCGCCGGATCTCCTCGTCGGTCAGCCGTACCCCGGCCTTCCCCCAACGGCGTCGCGTCATGGCTACTCTCCCCTCAGCACCCTGCCCATCCCGTGAGTTCGATCTCTTCTTCGCTGATGGCCTCGACGAGTGCGGCGGCCAGGTCCCGCGCGGCCGGTGGGGTGACGGCGTTGCCGAGCATCCGCACCCGGTCCCGCTTCGCGGATTCGAGCCACCGGAAGCCGTCCGGGAACGCCATGCCGGCCTGGATCTCGTGGACGGCGAGCATCCGCAGCGTGCAGTCGTCCACGTCGACCGCCAGCTGGCCGACTAGCGCCTCGCCCTCGACGGTGGTCTGGGTGGCGAGCGGCTCGACGAGCGGCCGCAGCGCGCCTGAGTCGTACGAGTAGAGCAGGTGACCGTCGCCGGGCAACTGGATGAGTGACTGCTTGCCGCCCTCGGCGAGGAACGTGCGCAGCGGCTCAATGACCGGCGTGCACATCTGCCCCTGGTCCCCGCGCGCGGTCATGTTGCGCATCACGAGGGCGTGGTGCGTGCCGCCGGCGGCCAGGGTTACGAGCGGGTGCTCGCTGGCCTGGGTAGGGACGGCGTGACGGCGCAGGGGGACGACGAGCGCGTCCTGGTGCCGGCCGGTCTGTGTGCGCAGCGGCTGGGTGACCGGCCGCGCGGTCTGCCCGTCGCGGGCCTCGACCGGTACGACCAGGGCGTTCCCTGATGACCCGTCGGCCACCACCGTCGCGAGCGGCTCATCGAGATCACGGGTCGCCATCGGCACAGTGGCCGGCGCCGCCCCGCGGTCGCCCCGGCTGCGGCGAGATCCCCCGGCGGGGACGAGCAGCGGCGGGCACACCGACGGGCTCGAGACGGGTGCCACCGGCCGGGTGGCGTACCGGCGTAGCCCGGCCTCGATCCGGGCGCGGGTGGCTGGCTGCAGCGGCCGCTTGCGGTCGCCGATGCGTTGCGCCGGCAGCGAGAAGTCAATCGCGGCGAGCGCGGGCAGCACATACGGCTGGACGATGGCGTGCCGGCAGCTGGTGTTGGGGCACCGGTACACGTACTGGTGCCGCACACCGTAGAGCATCGGTCGGCGCGGGCCCGGCTTCGGGCTATAGACGCCGCGGACCACCTCCCGGCAGGTGGGGCACCAGGCGAGCGGGGACAGCCACTTCCGCCAGTTCGGGGTGCGGTACCGCTTCTGCCAGAAGACGATGTAGACCCGGTTGCGCAGCTGCGGGGCCGGCGCTCCGAGCGCCATGGCGAACGCTGAGTTGAGGTGGATGACCTTCGACCGGTAGCCGAGCTTGTGCATCTCGGCGAGCCACCGGTCGAACGCCCACCACCGCAGG